TAGGAGCTTTTCGTTCTACCGCCGTCCTCGTTCCTTTCACATCCGCGATTACGGCAAGGACTTCATCAAGGTCGAGGTTAAGGTACTTGTATGTACGGGCGATTTCATCATTCGCTTCTTTTTTGGTGAGTCCAGCTTCCATAACAAGCGCATTACGCAGCATTTGGTCAGTCCTGCCGCGCGTTTCGTTTGCGCGCGCTATAGGCCCAAGCGCCCATGAAGATTCCTCTTCGATGTCGAGTCCGTACCTTTTAGAGAGTGCGGCATATACTTCTTTGATCGGGCTGGTAACCGCCCCGCGTTCACCAATACGCCGGGGCTTACGCTTCTTCGTAAGCTTTCTAAGTAGGCCGGGGTCTTCCAGCACTTGGTCAAGGATATTGTCCGGGACGTAATCAAGCATATTTTCTCGGGTCAACTCGCCTGATTTCTTCATTTTCTCAAGCTTTGCAAAGACGCGGGATATATCCTCTGTGTCTCCCGTCTTGATAATATCCTTGAGTTCACCAGCCATAGCCTCTTTCGGCGGCGCACCGGTACGTTGCCTTGCAGCAGCGGCATCGGCGACAGCCTCCGGACCCTTCATCGGTCGCTTAACGCCAGCGATCGCTTGTTCAGGTGCGGGTGGGGTTGCAGGGGCGGGGAATGCTTCTTGGCCGGGTAACGGCGCACGCGACGGCGGAGCACCGATAAGCGGTTGGTCGGCTAAGCGTTCCATTTGCGGGCCGGTGCGTTGGAACTCTTCAACCCCCGCGATATCCTGTTTTTCCTGAGCGACTTCACGCAGCGTTTTATTGCGGATATTCATCACGCCTTTATCATCGACAAACCCGGTTAGTTCAGTGGATAGTCCTTTCTTCGCCAGCTTCTCACGTCGCTTGGTTTCCTGCTCCGGCGTCCGCGGTTTACGTTCGCGGCGTTTTCCGGGTTCTTTTACTGTAAGAAGCTTATTCCTTTCACGCGTAAGATTTCTTACGATGCTTTGATTACCCTGGCGTTTCGCCTCATCAATACGCCGGGCCATCCGGTCAATCTTCATTTGCTGGAATCTTGGCAGGTCTTCGCGCTTACGAGTTGCCTTTTTAGGTTCTTGAGCGGCGGTAACCGGCCTACGTGCAGCTTGAGCCCGAGCGGAGAGCGGCGGCGGGGCTCCGGCCATAGTTTGTTGTGCTGCAGGATCTGTCGACCTGGCAACCGTTGTTCCTTGTCGTACTGTTGGATCTGTCGACCTGGCAACAGTCTCAACAGCGCCGGGTTGGTCAGTGGCTGACCGGGTAGCTGCTGACCGGGTCAGTGGCTGGCCGGGTTGCGGCATGCCGGAGAGTTGTTGCTTGAGCTCGGCGAGTAGCGCTTGTTTCTGGTTCTGCTCGGCAGAGTCCCAGAGCCAGCCGCCTTTGATATCCGGATCGGCCTCCAGCTCTTTTATCTGCGCTTCAAGCTTACTCCGGCCTGTCGGGATGCCCGCCATTCGCGCGGCCTCACCGGCGAATTGGCTGGGGTCGACATTCGGGTTGCTGCGTGCGAGTTGGTCAAGTACTTGTTGGAACGCCAGGCCTTTGGGCGTGAAGTTGCCTTTATCGTCGTAGATATCCTCACGCGCATAGCCTTGTTGGATGAGCTGCTGTGCGTGCAGATCGGCGGCTTTGCTCGGCGCGACCTTTGCCTTTGCGGCGGCTTTCGCTTGTTCCCGCAGTGTTTTCCCTTCGGCGGCGCGTTCAGAGATATCGAGCCGACGTTGTTCCAGTGCCCGGCGCGCCTCGGATTCCTGCCCAGCCCGTTCGAATGCCGGACCTTGTTGGAACGCTTGACCCTGCTCGGCGAGTCCAAGTTTCTTTTCTGCGATATTACGCGCCCAGGCGTCGCGAGCGAGTTGAGCGGAGAACGCATCTTGTGAGCGTCGTTGGGTGTCGCGTTGTGCTTCAAGCCGACCTTGCGCCTCATATTGCAGCGTTGGCGCCACGCGCGCCCGTTGCGTCGAGGCTTCGCGTAGTCCCGGCGCTTGCATGGGTTGCACTGGTCGCGCCATTTGATTTAGGACGCCGATATCGCCGACCTGCTCACGCAAATCCCGGCGCTGCTGAATTCCTCGAAGCCGAGTTTCCGAACGGGCCATTTTAGATACTCCTGATTAAATGATTAAACAAATTCAAAACCGCCGGTTACGTCGCAGTCGATTAAGGTTCTTTGGAGTGACTGCGAGATCACATACCCGTCAAGAACATCGTACACTACAGGCTCGGTAACAGTGGCATCGTTGAAGTTGCCGATGTTGATATCGCTTTGATACTTACCATCAACATTTACTGTTGGCGTCAAGTCAGAGTAGAGCATGCCGTAATTCCCTTCATCAACCGCATAGTCATTATTGACATACTCGCCATCCATCGCTTGCATCGGGTTATAGGCTGCCATTGTATAGTTGCCTGTATAAAGTACACTCGGGGCATAATACACTGAGTTGCCAGACGCACCAGGAACAAGAATCCTCCACCGAAAGATGTCGCGTCTTCCAAAAGCATTTGCGATCGCAAAATGATTGACTGACCACTGAGCAGAATAAACTGCCCAAGGTTCCGCATTAAAGTCGGTTACAGCTTGTGCCCATGACGGACCTACAGCGAATTTCCAGTAATACTGAAAACCAGTTGTCTGAATACCATCAGCCCAAGTTACTCGACGCTGAATCACGGTGCAAAGATTAAGGGCTTCGTGCCACCACCAAGCCCAAGCACCAAGCGGGCCGTTAGTTGACGGCAGCTCTGCACCAATCTCCGCCTCAAGACTTGCGATAGTCCATACAGGCGGAATTGCGGCGGCGTTGTCGAAGTCGCCGATTCCAGCAGAACCCATGTCAACATAATGCATAGTAAAACCGCCATTAGGGGAGGATAAGCCTAGATACTCGCCGCCTAAGATCAAATTGCGCAATGCCGAGTCAAGTGTCTCGACCGTACCGTTGAGCATTGGCGGCTCTGCAATTGCTGGAGAGTTGATCGCCTTGTATCGCTCCAGGAATGCGTCATAGATATCGGATGCACTAGTGAACGGCGGCACATTGCTGACAGTCGCGGCTGAGGTCCAATTAATCTCAGTATTCCAACCCATTACGACACTAACCTCGTATTATGGATTTCACCGAAGCGCTGTTGCGTCCATGCATCGTCAACCTTCTCAGCTATAAGGACACGCAGCGTCCAATATCCGTCTTTCTTCGCCTGCGTCGGGTATGCACCCGCTGCCAGGTAATCAGTAAACCACCCGGCATTATACCAGATTTCAAGCGACAGATAAGTAGCGCCCGACACACTGATATCAGTATCAGCCGCGACAGTGGTGACTGTTGTGCCGTTGACGACTTTCCCTGCGGACACATCGACCGTATCAGCATCGGCATCATACGTAATTTTATACTGCCCGGCGTACGTGTCGCCCGCAGCCGTCACCGTCAGGTCAAGCAACTTCAGTTCCTTCTCAATCGCCTCGATGCGTCGCCATAGTTGCACGTCGCCATAGGGGTCGATCACGTCGCGTTCGAGCGGGGTTGCTTCACCGGCGCTCAGCCCAATGATTTGGTTGGCGAGGTCTATGGTCGCATCCTGCAATTCCTGCACCGCCTGGCGTGCGGCAGGGTCGGGTACGTGTCCAGGATCGCTCATCCCTTGGAGGTTGCTGGGATATGCCATGGTTACACCTCCTGCGAGTTGTCGCCGATGGCAACGCGTGAGACGCCTGCACCGCGGGCGTAGATTTCAACCTCCCACTCTTTTGCCTTATTTACGCGTGGGAGCAGCTGCGGATCGGAAGAGAGCACATGGATATCGCATTCGACCTGGCCGTCGCCGTAGAGAAGAAGACGCACTGGGTATTCCCTGGAGATGACTTTGACCCAGCGCCAGCCTTTGAACTTTTCCTGAACCTCGATAGGTCCGCGCCATTGCGCCTCAACCGCATTGAACGAATCGAAGGTCGAACATGCAATAAGCTGGTTACCCCGCATATCGAAGCGTACGTTATCCCTGCGGTTGAGCGAATCCGGCAGCACCAGGAAGACCGACCTGTCATTCGCGTAAGCGGACATGGACGACGGCAGGTATTGCGCCCATTCATCGCTGGTGAAGTGTTCTTTGGTTATCAGCGCGGGCGACGCCCCGTCGAACACGACCAGGCCTTCATCGGTGACCCAGCCGATCATCGAATCGATGCGCCATAGACTGCGTCGGTTGAGGATGGTCGAGACGTTCGCGATCTCGTAGCGCGACAGCCGCGCCGGATGTTGGCCGGTAACCCGGAAGACCCCACCGACGGGTGAGGCAGACGTAAGAACCGGGTCGCCGGGGGCGTAGGTGCCGACGAGCGTGACCGCAACCGCGAACGTCCGTGTAAGCCCAGTGCCGGATATCGCGTTATAAGAGACCCGCTCGGTCGTATCCGTGAACTCGATGAACCCTGTATAGCTGAGGTTGCCGGGGTCGACGGCATAGGTTACCTCGATAGACGATGTTTCACCGCTTTCGGCATTAGTCAGCGTACCGGTTGCCGCAATGCCCTGATCGAGCGTGAATGCAAGGATACTGCCGCCCGCTAATGCCTGGCATAGAACCGGGGTATCGAACGCAATGGCGTATTCTTCCGGGACCGCCCAGGGTCGTCCCTCATCGATCCATTCCGAGCTTGGCCGTAGCTCATTTTCGTAGAAGTACATGTAGTACCCGGCGGGATGCGCGAGCGCCCCTTGTACCGCCTCGACCGGCGTTGCATGCGGCACGTTCCCATTGGGCGGGAGGTTGGTGGTCAGCGCCTCGCGGAAGTTGTCGAAGTATTCCGTACCGTCGACGTCCTCAAGCTTACGGAACCCCGACTCGGATGAGGTCGACGACTTGAACAGCCGATTCTTTGTGTACCCCGCTTGTTGCGGCGTATTGAGCCGCACGATCTCACCGGGTTCAACGATCACCTCCTCTGAGGCATCGCTTTGCGGTCCGTCCCGGTCTTCTGAGTCGATCATTTGCTGGATGTAGAAGTAGGTCCGCTGTGTATTGATCACGTAGTTGCAATCGAACGTAAACGAGAAGATCGAGTTCGCCGGGACGAAGGTTGTAGTAACCGGGCCGGTGACCCCTTCCGGCAACGAATACCGCCCGGTAGAGTCCGGTGCAGCCGCATCGATGCATGTGCATGAACCGTATTGAAACCGTGAGATACCCGTACCGTCGCCAGCATCATAGCCGGACATACTGATTGGGTAGGTCAACGGTACTGAGAACGTTGGGATACGCGGGTCCGAGTAGGTTCCCCATGTGTTGTTTGGGAACCATACCGTTTCTTCGGGTCCGCCTTTATAGTCCTCCTCGGCAAAGAAATTGAACGCGAACAGCGGCCCGTGGATGGTATAGGAGATATCCTCATAGAACGGGTCGCTCATATTCGAGAGGTTGCGGTAGTTGGTGATAAACCCGGTCGGCGTATAGGTGACGTTATAGGCCGCAAGCGTCTGCGCATCGACCAAGTCTACATAGAAGTTACCCGAACCCGGATCGATGTAGGATGCCCACATCCGCGAGATGACCGACAGCCATATGTTCGAGCCCCCTTCCATCGGGATGCACATCCTGATCGACGAATTTAACGTAGGCGGATCGGCCTTCGTGATGATATCGATATCGGACGACGGGAACCCCGCCTTCATTGCCCCGGCGGAGTCGTGCAGCGCTTCGAAATCGTTTACTACGTTGATCGGCACGAGATCGCCGCTCGTTAGGTCGCAGTTATGCGCCGTCTGAGCCGCGCCGGGCGGCAGCTTTCGCGGGTCCAGCCGGGGGAAGATCCCGCCGAATTGATCATAAACGATAGAGGCCATTATGTCACGACAGTCAGGTTATAAACCGGAAATTCACCGGATTCTTTGATAGGTGCTGGGGATGCGTCGCCAGGGTCATAGGTTCCTTCGAACGTAAACAGCCGCATTTCGAGTTGCTTGGATTGATCGAGGATTTGCAGGTCATTGCCGGTCATAAGCACCGTCATTTCACTGGCGAGCGCCGCAATCGCTACATCCTCACGCGAATTGATCACCGTTCCGGAGAGATCCGTAAGCGTCCAGGTCGCGGCAGTCGGCGTCAGCGCATCGCCGTTACCGTCGACGATGACGATTTTCATACCGACGCTACTTTGTTCATCGGCCCTGCCAGTAAGGATGAGAGGCATTGTTACTTACCTTGTTTAAGTTCTTTCAGCGACTCACGTATTTGCGAGAAGCGATCATCGATCTTTGTGTCGAGCGCTTTGAGATCCTTTTGGATTTGTTTGTATTGCTCGTCATGCGTCGCGAACCGTACTTGCGCCTGCGTGCTCAGCTCGACCCCGGCCCGTTCGGATTTGGCGTAGGCCAGCCCGGCGACGACAATGAAGGCCGTAATCCCGGCGCTGCAGATCCATCGGAGATAGGCGAGGGAAGTGATGCACGACGCATTCGAGGTTTCCAGGTTGTCGATACGTTCTGCAGGTGTGGCTTCGGTCATTAGAAAACCTCCCCGGCGTCTTGTTCGGTATCGGCCAGGTCCGCGACTTTATCCTTAAGCAACCGCTCAAAGATCTTCATAAACGGTTTGATGACCGTGTTGACCTCATCGGACGTGCAGCCGTCGGTGATATCGCTCAGCCTCAGCGTTGACTCATGCTTGCTGCATATGCCGGTCGTATTGGTTTTGCACCCATGCAGTTGACCCCATACGCGGACGTTTTGTTTGTCGTCGATATGGTCGAATCGCAGCGCATGCAGTTTATTTACAACGTTCACTGCCGACTCATCATAATCCGTTGTTATATTTTTAGTAATGGACATATTGGCTCCTACTTTGTTAGCTCTTCACTCACTGCACTGATGTGTAGATCCATCGTCTGTATCGTGTTAATACTTCCCGTAATGATCTCGTAAATAACGCCTTCTGAACCATTACCATCGATGAACTGATTGAGGTCAATTCGTTTCCAAGCGCCATCGACGCCGTTGGAAACGTTCCCGTCGATAGTTTGGTCGACAGAACGACGCGCGATATCTCCATTACCCGGAGTGAAGCCAGTAGCCGCATACGTCCATCCCGCAGCTTTGTGGTGCAGCAGCGCTACATCGAATCCCGTGTCATTGCCGCCGCCCTGCCATACCACATCGATTCCCGTTACCGTCGCATCCCTATTCCCGAAGTCCTCATACTTGGAATATCCATAATTGAAATCAAGACTGTAGGCCGTTGGCGAACCGCTGACGATATACAAGTCGTAAGTGACTTGGCCGCTGAATTTTTCCGAAGTCTCGGCCATTACATCCGCCGTAAGCGTCGTGATATCTTCGGTTATGATCCCGATTTGCGTTGCAACTTGCGCCCCTGTTTCACTGTCCTCGGTACCGGTGACGCGTAGGCCGACTTGTCCGGTGTTTACCGTGCCTGGACCAGAGGGTACGCAACCCGCATGAGCGGCGTAGGCAGTGCCGGAAGTACCATAGGTTTGTGTGGTAGCCCCTTCATCAAGGTTGGAATCGGTAGCCGACCAGTCATAGAACCCGCCTTTATACCAGGTGCCGGTCCCGATTCCTTGGGAAGTAAAACTGTAGCTCCGTGAGGCTCCTCGGCGGCGGAACTTTGAGAGATCGACGAGCACGCGGCCAGTGGATGCGTTGACGATCTCCACCGTGCCGAGGATAAGGATTGTTTCCGGTTCCTGCGGCCTGGTATTGGTAAGGCCCCCGCCGGGAGCGAGGTAGAGGATGCCGCCGAGTCCGAGCAATGACGTATCTATGTCATTGACTTCACCGTGCCGAGTCGCTACGCCGACTTGGCCGTCGAGTACGTCTGCGGTTGCTAAGCCGATGACTGCCGAGCTGGTCTGCGGGGATGCGGCATCGGCGACGATCCCTTTTACCACACCGTTGGTTACATCGACGCCCGAAGCATTGACCGGCGTCCCGTTGTCGATCTTAACGCCCGTATCATTAAAGAATCGTACATGGTTTTCCTGGCCGACGTTCACGCGGACGCCGGAGAACCCCGTATCAGCAAGGAACGTCTTGGTAACCGAGTCATAGGATAGTTGCCCAGCCGCCCATGACGGCGAAGACGCTACGAGATTAAGCGACCCGGTAGCCGTGATATCGCCATTGATATACGCATCGCCATTGACCCCGAGCTTCTCGGATGCGTACTGGCTTTCGCTGTTGATGAGTATTGCACGGGACGAGTTGACGCGCATCGCTTCGACAGGGTAACCCGTCGCATTGCTAGTCGTGCCAATTAATAGCGCGCCGAGGAAGTTGCCGTTGATACCGTCCTCTTTTTCTGCCCAGATCGCGGCAAACGTAGCCATGGCTCCGCCTGTATTGTACTTCCCCCTAAAGCTGATGCAGCCGCCTACGCCTTGGGCCATAGCTGTATCGTCTATTGCGATGACGGGGAAGGTCAGAAAATCACCAATTGAGGCGGGAGTTGTCGCACGACTAGCGGTAATCGTTGTTATTGCCGCTAGGTTTAAACTCGTCGCGGCTGCGATCTCTGCGACGGCAGCAGCCGTCATCGTATTACCGTTAATCGACCATGTTGACTCAGCCAGAACACCCGCAGCAGCGCCAACGACTGGAATCGTATACTGAGTACTAAGCCCAACGAAAGCCGAATGCTGAGCACTCGTTAAGTGGTAATACTCCGATGAAGTACCACCCTGAATGGATAAGAGGTCGTTATGATTCGCGGGGTTCCCGGTCGTAATGACAGTGCCGCTTGCGTCAGGGAAAGTATACGCTCTGCTGGCAGTGAGTGTTGTCGGCGTCATTGTCCCGACGTAACTACTCGACCCACCTGAGCGGCCTAACAGCTGCATACCATCTTGCGTTGCCGCTTGAGTGCTGGTTACGCCCCCGGCTCCAAGCGCGATGATTGCAGGCGACGACAAAGAAATAGAAGTAGCCGCGGTGATCGTACCAGCAGCAGGCAAAGTGAGCGCACCGGTCGAAACCGTCAGCGTATGCGCCGTTAACGTCGTGCCGTTGAAAAGAAGGTTCGCCGAATCAGTCAAGATCCCGCCTGTCGTCGCATAAGGTACGCGACCGCTCGTCAGCGCCGAGCCGCTACCCGAGAAGATGATATCAGCATCTGGAAGTGTGAAAGTCCGGTTTGCCGTCAATACGGTGGGCGTCAATGTGCCAAAGTAAGAACCAGTGCCGCCAGCGCGACCCAAGAGTTTGACGCCGTCTTGTGTTGCAGCCTGGGTCGTCGAAAGCCCCCCGGTTCCGGTGTGACTTATGGTTGGAATGGATAAAGCTAGTGAGGTTGCGGCACTTATTGTCGCAATTGCGGGCGCAGTCAAAGAGCTTCCATTGATTAACCAGGTAGACTCCGCCAACACGCCCGCAGCAGCACCGACGACAGGAATCGCAAACTGAGTATTAAGTGCTACAAAAGCAGAGTGCTGAGCACTATTAAGGTGGTAGTATTCGCCAGCAGTTCCGCCTTGAATAGACAAGAGGTCGTTGTGATTCGCTGGACTCCCCGTTGTAATGACCGTCCCCGTTGAATCAGGGAATGTATATGTTCGACTCGCAGTTAAGGTCGTTGGCGTCATCGTGCCGATGTAGGATGATGTACCACCTGCGCGGCCAAGCAACCTAAGCCCGTCTTGCGTTGCTACCTGAGTGCTGAGGAACCCACCGGAACCGACAGCAGCAACTAAGGGCGTCGTGAATGAAAGCACCGTTGCCGCCTCAATCGCAGCAGTTGCCGGAGCCGTCATCGTACTGGAATTAATAGACCATGCCGATTGATCCAGGTCACCCGCAGTCGCGCCAACAACCGGGATGCGGTATTGCACAAGGAGCCCCGCGCTACCGCCGACCTTATTGACCTCAAGCACATTGAGCGCATCCGTGACGTATGTACCTGTTACCGTCGACGAGTTGACGACTTGGCTTGAGGTGTAGTCATTTGCAATAGGGACCACATCGCCTGAACGCCCGTTCCAGCTGGATACCCCGGTATTTTGTGAGGCCTGGAATGGGTCGTTAGCCAGTTCAAGCGCTACTTGAACTTCGACCAGCTCTAATGTTACATGCGCTGTAGTCGGCACGGGATGATTTCCTTTTATTCAATCAACAGGCAGATTGCCCGCATTTGCTCCAGTGAGATATCGTCAGGCACATCGACTTTAGAAACGGCGTGCACCTCGACCGTTATTTCTTCGTTCATCGTTTCTTCAAGCTCTTTCAGCACAGCGGCGTGGTATTCCAGTAGCTTGTCATGTTCCTCATGGAACGCCGTAAGTTCAGCAACCAGGAAACCCGTTTCATTACGCATCGGCGAACCGTCTTCATTTACGGCGGCGTATTTCTCGCCGAGCTTATCGCGCGAACGCGAATAATCCGAGACAACCTCATTCGCCTTGGCAACCGCCCTGACTTCAGAGCTGAGCATGTCGATTGATTTACTAATGGCGTAGCAGAGTTTCACGCCCTTAAGCCCGTCGAGATTAGCCAGTGCAGCGGCGAGTGATACGATTTCTTTACGTGTACGTTTCAGTTCCATGTGAATACCTATCTGGGTTTAGGTGGTTGCGAGATACAGAGAAAAGTGTTGCTGTGCTAGCCCGGCGTTCGAGTCGTCGCCCGAGTCCTCGGCGAACGTGCGGTATGCCAGGTAATGCGCCATCGGCTCGCGGTAAGTGTCGCTGATATCGAGTGTTGTCGTGCTAACCGTTGTGGTATTGAGCTCTGTGTATGTGCCGAGCGACCCGTCAGCGCCGAGCAGGTGCATAGGTCTGCGCCCGTAGAGATCCTGCATACCGTCGTTCAGGTAGTCCACCATGTCCGCGAGCGGGTAACGCTTATTCGAGTCATCGCCGCGCAGGTCGTTTATGATCCGCCATGCTACATCGATTATATCTTGGCCGGTCATGTAAAGGCCCTCATCTGCACGGCGTCGATGCGTCCGCTTTGGTTTTGTGAGAGGATGAGGCGTTTAACATCGCCAACGCCTTGGTGATACATCTGCAACGCCTGCTGTGAACCTTCCGGCGAGTACCAGGGTGCGGGCTCGTTCGGGTCGATTGGATCTTTACGCAGCGCATACAGAGCGTAGTAGGAGATGTGCTGTCCCCATCGGTTTAGGATGTAATCCGGGTATAAAACGCAATCCATTTGCGGCTCATAGATCACCGTTACCTGGATATCGTAATCATCGATAACCGGCGCGGGGTCGAGCGTCAGCGTGGTATTGCCGTCGAACTTCCATTGGTCGGGCCGGAGTTCGCCCGTTTTATCAACGTCTTCCGTAGTCTCGGCATCATCCTCATGCACGTAGACCGTTACCACTCGCTTGAAGTTCATCAGCGCATATTCACTGGTCAACGTGTAATCCTTCTGCTCATCAACTGTTGCGATATCCGCAAGCGTTTCCTCTAGGAGCTCTGTATCGAGAAAGAATTGCCGCGCCGCAGTCCGGAGCGCCCAGAGTTGCAGGTTTTCCGGGCATCGCCCAACGAAGGGCGAGACCTGGTTAAGAAGCGTATTCACGTTGGCCGTAGCCATTTTTAGGACTCCAGGTTGGCCATGTATTGCGTTTGCAGCTCAAGACAAATCTCGACGAGATCGCCCTTCGACGCCGCGTCAGGTAGGTTGACCGTGCGCTTTACGTCATGCGCGTGGACGATTAGCTGTTCTTTGTTGAGCCGTCTGAGTCCCGGCTCGGTTATCATCGTCGGTTCCGGCTGGAACTCGATGGATTCTTCGACCGGCGCGGGTGGAGGTGCAGAGAGATCAATCGGCTTCAAGTTGTCCGGTGGCGGGGGCAACGGCGTTTCTGCCTGGGCGTCAGCCGTAATGAGCCCAGTCGGTGTAAGCGTTGTATTAGCGGCAGTTGTGGTAACCGCGCCGCCTTCCAAGGCCTTAAGCCTGGCCTGCAGCGCTTGGTTCTGCTCCATAAGAGTTCGTTCACGCTCTGAGATGCCTGGGGCGCGGGCTAGATCGGCGCTGCCGAGCGAATCCAAATCGAGCTTGACGTGTTTGCCGTTCTTGTCCAGGTGAACGGTTCCGCCGCGAAAGTCCGTGCGTTTAGCCAGCACCGGCGACCATGTAAGGATGAGCCCGTCTGTAATCCGTTGTACGATTCGTTGAGTTTTTACTGCTTCACTCATTGTGAGACCTCTATTAAATGGTTCCTATCTGGGATGCCCGGCGAGTCTCCCCGCCGAGCGGACACGCTTAGTACGTGTTGACTTCTTTGTTGTCACCGATGTCCATGCAGAGCGCAATGAAATCGACAACAGCCGTATCAGCGGTGTTGTTAAACAACGCACCGATGTAAGCAGTATTTGCGGTATAGACCTTACCGTAGGTGTTCGCCCCGCCGCCGCCGCCATAGCCGATGTCGGTAGAAAGCGAGCGGTTCACAGCGGCAGAGTTGCCGTTGATGCCGTCGAGATAGCCGTCTGCGTCTACCTCAGCATCGGTAGCAACCAAGTAGTCGCCAACATCGATGGTGAGTGTTCCGCCTTCAGCAGTCCGAACGATAGCCATCACATCCAACACCATAGTGTTAGCCGGGATGACCCACAATTTTGCGACGTTAGCCGCTGTAACGCCAGTCACGGACGTATCGAGCCGTTTCTTGAGGGTGAAAAGCTCACCGGATTCAGTAACCGGCAGACGAACGCCGTCGCCAACTGAGTAATCTACAACTGCCATGATAAACAGTCCTTTTTTGTACCTATTGGAAGCGCGGCCCCGGAGGGCCGCACACCCAGATAGGAGATTATTTAGCCTCTACGGATGTAGAAGTGGCCCAGACCTTCCGGCTTGGTCACTTTGTAGCCGTATGCCTGGAGGGAGCGCATGAGCTGGCCGAAGTCATCCGGGTTGTCGATTGTTTCAGTCGCCGTCATCTGCGAAGCGAACGCAATCGCATGCTTTTGACCGAAGATCGCGTTATCGACGTTGTAGCCGCTGTCGGCTGTCCGCGTCAGGTTGTTGGTCATGTAGACCGTGAACCGATCAATCATGCCGATTCGACCGTTACGCAGAACGCTTTTACCGTCGCCGGTCAAAGAAGCGTCTTTGAGGTCGGACGATTTCAACTTACCGCAAGCCCATGCGGGCAGTGCGATGTAGCGGTCTTCGTCTGGTGCGTCCTGTTCGTCGAGAACAACGCCGCAATCAACGATCTTGTCGAGGATATTTTCGCTGGTAAGAGCGAGCGGAGTACCGGTAACGCCGAGGTTGATATCGCCGGAGATTTTGCCAGCGTTCGCACCAGCATTCGCAGCAGCTACGTCGCCGTAGACCTGCGAGAGCATTTCACCGTCAATCTGGATCTTCTGCAGCGTCGACGCGTGCACCGCCCACTTCTGGACGAAGTCGATATCGACCTGCTTCTTGTCGAGAGCATTGATGGCCATCGCCCAGTAGAAGCCCTTGTCGATCAGCAGATCGAGGCTGGACGGGTCAGGGTTTTCGTACTGGAGTTTCTGGCCCTTGGTGTAGGCGCGCGATACGATCTCGGGGAGCGTACGGATGGTGAGTGTGTCACCAAACTTCTGGATCTCACCTTCGTAATCAGTATTAGCAATTGCCCCGAAAATGGTGGCTTTATAGAACTCCACCAAGAGCAATGTCGAGTACAGCGTAGGAATGTACGAACCGGATAGGTTCGGATGGCCTTCTGCGGTCGGGTATGACATTATATTTCTCCGTAGCCGCCGCTACGCACAAGGGGACTACATCGCAGCTTGCATATTTGGCTGGACGACGCGGCCCTCTCGCATCATTACGGCGAGCTCAGCTTGCTTTTCCCGCGCCCGTTCCGGAGTCATCACGCCCTTGGTAAGTTCCTGCATCTCACGTTGCCACTGGTCGAGCGGCATTGTTTGTTTGCTGAATTCACCTGGAGACGGTGTTGCGCCGGTTTCGGGAACGACCTGGGATTCAAGCCCAGGTGTGGATGGTGGGGTGGAAGGTAAGTGTTGCGAATAAGTCTCGAATAACGTCGCCGCCCGTAAAGGGTCGTATGCATGATACGAATCCTCTATCAGCTCCCCGTATGTCAGCCCGCTCATCGGCTCTTTCTGCCCTTTCCACTGTGTAAACTCCGGCGTCGACTCCATCTGCTCCCATGCGGGAACTATGTTGGAGAGATCAGCAAAGAACTCACGATCCTGCTGCTGCTGTTGGCGTTTTTCCAAACCCTCAAAACGTTGGTCGAGTACTGATGGCATCGGCTCATCTTGTGGAACAGAGGATGCCGCAGGCTGGCTCAGCTGCAGCATAGCAAGATGCTGTCGCCAATAGTCTTCGCCGTAGTCTTCGAGAGCTTTGGGTTCAATCCTCCGCTGAAGTTCAGCGTCAGATATCTGCGCCATCGCCGCTTCGGGGTCGAACGCGACCGGTTGAGTAGCAGGTTGCTGCGTTTGCACACGACGCTGGGCATCGGGAGCCTGAGCCATCTGCTGTTGCAATGCAGCGATTTGTGCGTCTTTCTCCTGATTGCCCCGGCGTAGCTCGCGCGTTTCCGCGTTATACTTACCGGTAAGCACTTTATACTTATGCATAAAGCTGTCGTCCGATTGCGGAGCCACAGGGGGAGCCTGGGTATTCTGCATAGCCGGAGCAGGTGCCTGTACAGGAGTCGGAGCGACGACCGAAGGATTATTACTCGGTAGAGTCGTATCCTGGGCCGTCAGCGGATTGGGTTCAGTGGGGGCTGTTTGGGGGGTGCTCTCAGGTGTTCCCGGTTGGGGAGCCTGATTACCGCTCAGCAAAGAATCCATTTGCTGTTGCAGAGCTTTGGGAACGTTTTCGTTACTATCTGGCATAACTTATCCTTTCCATTGTTCGTGAGCCCGTTTTGGGTGTTCACATGCCGGAGCCTACGTCAGGTGTTCCGGCGAAAATTGTTTAGCCGTATCAATCGCCTTGATATGGTCGTGTGCGTTATCGCAGTAGTTCAGGATCTCCCCGAGCTCGCGCGCCCGGCCTTGAAGCTCGCGAATTTGCGGGATGTCTTGGGCAGTGACCATGCGCGCTTGGGCATCGGCAAGCGACGAGCGCAAGAGTCCGCGTAGTGGCGCGAAATGCGGGTCGCTCTGGAGCATCGCGATATGGTGCAACGTCTTTTCATCGGGTTGGATCATGCTTGAACCCCCTGAGCCCCGGCCTGCGCCTGCTGTTGAGTCCCTTGCATTTCAGACTCGACCCCTTTCACCAGATTTGGATTGACTATGTCATTAGGGTTCGGCGTCTGTTGCTCAAGTGATTGGCGCGTGCGTTGGCGTAGATCCTGTTCACTGGGGACCAGCTTATCCACCGCGATATCGAGACCTTTCGCAACCTCACGCAGCAGCGTTGCCCGGCCTTCCATCCCAATGATTTCCATGTCAATCGGGTTCGCCGTCATCTGCAGGAATTCCTGACGCCGTAACTGAGTCTGTTCCTTGACCAGGATCGCCAGCGCGCCGCGGGGAATGATCTGCGCATCGCCTTTCATCAGCGCGTATTGATCATCGGGCAGATAGCGCATGTTCCAGGTGTAGAGCCGCTCCATGAGGAGCCGCAGTACATATTGATCCACGTTCTTAATAACCCGTTTGATTCCGCGCGAGGCCGATTTCATCAGCATTCCCAAGCCAGTCGCCGTCTCAGCCGCCCCACCAACGTCCTGATTGCCGTAGACGTATCGCGGGATCATCGTAAGCTCATCGGCCTGGGTGAAGAAGAATTCAGAGACCGCAATCAGCTCCGACGCATTGCTTTGCGGCTGGAAAAAGTCGACCGGGTTGGAGTTGTTCGTTTGTTTCCCATGATATTTCCATACCTTCCAGGGGAACATGTTGTTAACGCCAGCAACCTCTTCCGGCGGCAGTGCATCAATATCAAGCTTGACCTGTGGCCCGGACGCGATGCTTAGGTTATTGATGAGATTGCGCTGCGTCGCGTTGAGCGCATCTTGGCAATGCGTCATTTGCTCGGGAAGACTGCGGATACCCCAGATGGACGATGGATTGTGGAACCACGAGCATACGAAATAGGGGCGGCGGTCGAGCGGATCAGGGTTGAGCACTGCTTTAACGATGTAATTACCGATCAATACGGCATTCACCTCATAATAGCGGAAAGGATCGTCGATCCCCTTCATACCCCATTCCTGGAGCAGTGAACCGGGAACCGAGCCCCAGAACTCAATAGATTGAAGGGTTCCATGTGAATACGTATCGTGATACAGCAGCTCACGCTCATCGAGCGTTTCATGTTCGGACTCACCGTCTTGGTAAACCCCATGGCCTACACGGTAACCGCGCGGATAGTTCGCCAGCACATCGTTGATTGCTTCGTTTTTGTAGCCCTCAACCCCGCGCATTTCAGACAGAGCCTTTGAATCCCAATGTGTAATTTCACAGATATAGGTGTCTTGAACCCGCCGTGAATTCGGGCCAGGGTAGAACCAAAACGGGTCAATCGCTTCAAACGTTGGAACAGCCTCAGTGACTACCTCACACGAAGTGTTACCCACCTCATCAGTAACCCACTTGAGTTTCTTGCGATGGCGGATGACTGGCCCTTTAAGGATCGCGCTGGGGTAGACAGTCAGGTACGAGATAAATTCAGTAAACGCCAGGTTGAAATCACCTTCGGCACATTGGTCTTCCATCTTCTGCGACATCCGGTCAGCACGCTCGCGCGCTTCCTCGTACGTCTCGCTCATGATTTTGTCGTAGAGCGATTCGGCGTAGTTCGTCACATCCTCAGGAGCTGGCGCGCCCATGGCCTGGAACTCGCGCACTGTTTGTTCAACGATCCCGCGCTTAACATCTTCGGGGAGGTCAGGGATAGGAGTAGGGACAACGTCCCAGGGTTTATCCGAGGCAGGCGTAAATACATCGCCCATCCACGCCTCAGCCGCCTGCGTTTTTACCTGAGTGACGTTCGCATACAGCCGAGAGCCGCCGGAGCGTTGAATAGCGTCCAACTTTTCCTTCGTGTAGCGCCCCGCGTTCTGCCGTTTACAGATGAGTAAACGCTGCGTGACGTTTGTTGTCGACCGGAATAACTCCGCATCCTCATACGCGCTAAGCACATATGCAGACAACTGCGATATAATCGGCTTTTGTTGTTGCTGCGAGTCCTGGTGTTTAGCCAGTGATTCCGCAGTCATATCCTGATTCGACTTGATCTGAAGAAGCGACAAAGCCAACCTCGTATCACAGACACTACCTGTACATCCATTGTACACAGCTATGCAATCAATGTCAATATCAGATGAATAATCAAATAAAGATGAAGTAGGGTCTATCGCCTGGCAGACGACTGATAGTAACGTAATCCCTCGAACTAATGGAGGACCACACATGGGAACCGTAACAAGGACGGTGCGATATGACGGCGCGACCCGCCGGGAATGGATCGCGCAACGCAAGTTGGAAGTGAGAACCCGCCGGGAGACCGTTGAGGGCGTCATGGGTTGTTTGATCGCCACCGCCCCAAGCGAGCGCCGAAAGGTTAAGACTATCACCCTGCGGATCACCGAGGACGAGCTGGAGATAATGAACACCACACAACCGGAGCTGACGCTAGGCGATGCCCGTCTATTGACAGTGAAGGAGACAGCACTATTGTTACAACGTTCGCAGAAACAGGTAAGGCGTTACCTCAAGAGCGGCCATTTGTCCGGGCGCAAGAGTCCAGGGAATGGCAATTGGCTGATCGATGAGCGCGCTGTACAGGAGTTTCTAAGGACGTAACACACCGAAAAAAACACCGAAGACAAGGGGACCACCGAAATGACACACCCGACAACCGCCCAAATCCCGAAGCGTTTTAACTGGTCATCCGCAAAGTTCGTATTCCTCATCTTCTCAGGCTTTGCCGTAGTTCGAACAATCGGCAAATACCAAACCTTTACAAGAATAGGGATACCTAACGCGCTGGCCGAGGCCGTGGCTGTGGGAGCATTCGTTTTGATTGTAATCGGCATCCCCGCGGCATTCATATGGGGCTGGATACGCGCCGAGCGCCACCCGTACCTTGTCGAGACGAGTATCCCTTTCCTACCCGAACAGCACAGCGCAATCGACGACATCAAAGACCAAATCAATGAGTGCGTCAAAGATACCGTGAAAGGAGAGCTCGAACTCTCCAAGCTTCAGCACGAGAACGACCAACTTAAGGAGCAGCTCAGGCTCAAAGAGTTACGCGAAGAAAACGAACAGCTTCGCCAGCAATTAGAACCCACATCAAACGATAGCACCAAAATCAGCGAATGAACCATGCCACCGGACAGGACCATAAGTAGAGAGTGAACCAACACCATCGACTGCACCAATGGAACAGAATGAACTAGGGCCTTTGAAAGCATCATTAGAACAGAATGAACCAAGCATTCGGATAGCACCATAACAGGCGAATGAACCATACCGTCGGATAGCATCACAGAAATCGAGTGAACTATTCCAGGCGACAGTACCATGATAACCGAGTGAACCATCACCGCAGATAGCGCCATAGCATGGGAGTGAACTAGATCCAGAGAAAGTGCCATTGTAAACGAGTGAACCAATGAGAGATGAAAGCACCATGAACATGGAGTGAACCAACAATCCCGATAGCACCGTGAGAGATGAGTGAGCCTCTGAGCGAGAGTGGCGTAATTGGTAGACGCTAGTGTGGAGAAGCTCGGTTAATAACCGGCACGCAAGGTTAGTAGAAATCGCTGATCCGTAGGTTCGAATCCTGCCTCTCGCACCAACTCAACCCATGTGAGAGGGTAGTGTTGCCGTTGTTTGGCAACCCAGTCGGGTGAAGAAGCCCGCAATCACGCGTAGACCCTGGAGAGGTTAAGCCCCAGGGTCTACGTTTTAACTTTAGGAGCCCAGATGAGTAAGATAACAGGAGCCGACCTTGAAGCGTTTGGCATGATAAAAAACGAAGATTCCCCTGCCTACCCATATGAGAAGCATTTAACGAAACCATGCGAAGATACCGGGAAATCTGTATCTCTTGTAGTCACAGTCGAACGCAATGCTCAAGAGTTCGCGCTCAAGCTTCCGGATGGATGCACGCTGTTTTTGAAGCCTTTGAACCTTGAAGAGCTCAAGACGTTTGAGCAAGTGATTGCAAGTTGGGGGCCAAGCTGGTAAACATGAAAAACATACTAAAGCTTGAATACGCCGTGATGAAGGACGGCGAATGGACAGAAGAGCAAGAAGACGAGATCAACGACGTTTTGATCGAGGTATGTGAAGAGCGCGGCTATCATTTATGCGGTGTGTCGCAGATATGCGACGAGGAAGGGAACCCGATAAAAAAAGTTGATAGTGTCAAATGAAACGTAAGAACTGCCGCGAAAGTAATACAGTCTTGGTTTTCGGCTTATTCGCCATGCTGTTCGGTATAGGTGTGCTGATGAATTCAGAATCAGCGATACACGAAATCCTATCGTTAATAGCGTTCCTCGTCTTCGCCGTCGCGTGGATTGGCAGTTACATCATATCGTTTTTACACACCATCAACCTGCAGTTGGGTAAACCGCGCACGTGTCCCCATTGCGGCGAGAGCTCCGACGAAGGCGAATACATCCACGTCAATGAAGATCTACACGACTGCCCCAAGTGCCATAAACCTTCAAGGCGACCATAACCGGAATACAAGGACGTATGAGATATGGACGATGAACCCCGCAAATGCTTCCACTGCAACAACGATTACGAACTTAAGATAGCTGACTTTGTGGTTGAATTGCCAGGCGGCGAAGACCGATTTACGCTAAACGACCTTGAGGCATTGGTATGCAGCGGTTGCGGCGACGAGGTTATACCCCCTAAATCTCAGGAAATAGTAGAGGCTGCAATTGTTAAGCGCATTGAGGACTTGAGCTGGAAACTAGATAAAATACGAAAGATACGCGAAGACCTTATACGACAGAAGGAAATGGGGTTTTTAGCCCGTAATAAGTTTTCCCTCATCATGTTTGTAATATCTGGTGCATTATTAGCAAGCTTGTTCGAAGACCCTTTAACCTATATCGCCATCTACATCGTATGGACCGCTTGGCTCACAGCAATCATATTTTGGATGGACAAACGAGTAGGATTGGAATAGATGCACATCCGCGTCCCAGTGAGTTTATTGAAGGATCTCAACACCATGAGTTTAGTGTGGGATATATCTGTAACCGAGATCGTCCGGCGATCCCTGAAGGCGTACGCCCGCAACCCTGTGGTACTATCGCGCCACAAGAGAACTACCACAGTAAAGCTAACCTGGAACATCGAGACCGACCTCAAGGCTTGGGAGATCATCGCCGTCGTAAAGCTGAATGTCGACAATCACCGCGACAAGCTCAACGGTTACTTGAAGAAGCCCCCATACAAACCCCAGCAAATCGAAGGCCTTCACTACAATGTCAAAGAATAAAGACGAAGGCTTTGCATGTGGTTCGCTCGGCTGCACGTCCCATGGTTCGCTCGGCTGCACGTCCCAGGGATGTGATTACTGCAAGGAGTGTTCTCACGCACACTTCTTTGGGCATGGCTTAGACAAGCAAGGCACGCCGTACTACTGGACGTTCAGCCTGATGTTCGGGCCACTATTCACAGACTCGAAATACATTGACATTGTAATTCAACCTGACCCGCCGTCTCCACACTGGGAAGCTTTCGAAGAATGGCACAAAAAAAGGAAGAATGATAAATGAGTGACCAATGCAGACATTGCACAAACACAGGCGATAGCGATGCATGCGGCTCCGTTAAGTGTCATATTCACGATAGCTGGTATGTAAAGCAGCTCAAGGAAGACTTGGCAGAGAAACAGAGTCTACTTGACCTACAGCACAAGCGCACATTGATAGCAGACGAACTATGGAAAAAAGAGACCGGCAAGGATTGTTTCCCGGATCTCGGCGACTTGATCGACTGGTTGATGGAAAAAGCCAACCTCAACAACGAGCCATTGGCCGACGGCGAGGAATGCACAGCATGCGGTTACCGTAGGAGCAAGAAAAATCTTACCCTCGAACAAAGGGCGGAGATACGCAAATTGCGAGCATCAGGCGCAATGGTTAAGGACTTAGCATCTCAATTCAATAAAGACACGTCAACAATCTGGCGCGTAGTAAATGAACAGCCAGTAGAGGAATAGAGGAAAGGCCCCCATGGTAAAACGCAGCAAAGACGAGCTATCCAAAGTATTCGCCGACTACCTCAAGTACTCAACAACCAAAGAAGAGGATTTATGTTTATTGGAGAAATTGGAACCTTTAAGTCGCGACACACTAGTGTTGATGTTGATTGATGTTTTCCGGTCAATGAAGAAGATAAGAAAATCTGCGGAAAAGATTATGTGCAACTGCGACACAGACAGTAGCATCCTGTATGTATCTACGTCTCCCATCCCCGATACTTTCCGTAGTAAGGCGGACACTCCGGATCAATCTTAGCGCGCCGTCGTTCCACCCGGTTCTTGTAGCTCTTGAGGAACTTATGCGCCCTGGCCTTACGCGAAGACGCCCCAACTTTAGAAGATCCGTCCGCCTGTTCACACATCGCCTTGCTCATCGTCCAAATCCCTTGAAAAAGTCATCGAAAGTATTTGGCGTTGCTTGCTCGCTGAAACGCGCCCACTCCTTGCCAGACTTCACGGCCTTACCGTAACCCTCGGAGTGTCCAGCGTCATACGCCTGTTTGAGCATATTACGGAACTGCGCCGGGTTCATGCGCACGTCGGACGTAATCGCGCGCTTAACATTGAGTTTGTACCACCATGAATCGAATAACATATAGACCTCATTTAATTAGACATTCACACATATCGCGCATTTCCTGTACAACAGATTCCACCCGGTCTATTTCTTCCTGGGTTTGATGTCCATCTGTACCTGCATAAATGTCGGGTACCATTTGGTCCAGTTTGATTTGTTCTTCGTTTGCAGCCGCGCAAAGTTCGTCTAAACACTCTCGAATTCGATTTGCCAGTTGTTTGACTTGCTGTTTCATGGTCGTCTCCTATTTAGCCTATTATTAGACGTTTACGAGCTGACGCGATATGCCCCTGGAACTTACCCTGAGCCGTCTTAACATTATCCGCTACATCGTCAGACCATTCCTGATTCTTCTGCGCCTCAAACGAACCGATTAGCGACTTCACCAAGCCGCGGTTGAATAACACAGTATAAACGCCCGCACATAACAATACCAGCCCGCCAATACCTACAATTGCCCCGGCAATCCACAGGTATTTATAGGCCGCATACGACCCAAAGAAGACGCCCAGGCCAGTAACGCACGCCGTCAGGCCGGTCTTAACGTTGCCCACGCCAACAGCAATGGCCAGGCCGATCACGAACCCAACGCCGCCGAGAACCATCCCAGCGGATAGCACACGCTCAGCCCAGATATCCGCCTTCTCAACCCCTTGCACAGTGCGACCGGTTGCAGAGAGCAATGGGTCAACCTCAGAAGGAGGTTTCGGCCATAGCTTGAATCCCGCTCCCGCGCCAGTGCATCCCGCTATACACGTCGCCAGTATCATGCTAATCACAAATATGCTAAATAACCTAATCATCACAACCACCTTCAGACTCACGGGTTAGAACTTCATGCAGAGAGAGATGTTCCTCACAAAGATGCTCAAGGTATAAAATCCGCACAAGTGCAAGATTTGCCAACGCCTCCTCTGGCGACGGCCCATCAGCAATACATCCAGGTAGATCAGGATTACGCGCAACCCAATACGCTTTATCGTCTGATTCACGCTCATATTCGATAGTGATAGTCAACGTCTCAGGATCGCACATATTACACCTCATGTTACACTCGCCCAGGTACTGGATTGCGGTATCGTTTTGACCTCACGCCCGAGCGCTGTTGGTGATGACGAACCCTGGCAGAGATATTGCAGCGCATCATGCGGATGGCTGAACTTGTTCTTGTTTGCAACCTCACGGTGTTTCGCTTCGCCCGACACCTGGATACGGCTGAAATGATAACCCCCGATGAATCCTTTCCGTAGCATCGAACAGCTCGGATCAAGCAGGAACGCCGGTTGACCGTCTGTTACGCGCGTCAAGTAATTGATTACAGCGTCACGTCGTTTGAGGAAATCATTTGTGTGCGTGCCTACTGTGGGAATGCCCAGGTTTGCCAACTCCTGAAAACACGTTACCTCATCAACTTGTGACGATTGCCCACCCGCAGGATCGCCAAACGAAATCAGCTTGGCCTGGGGGAATGTTGAGCGCAAAGAAGGAATCACCACATCAGTTGCGAACTGCCGAATACCGCCCCGCGTGCATACATACTCACGCAGGATACGCAACTGCCCGCGTGGCGAGAGCTGCCCCACGATACACGCCGGAGTCAGGCCGAAATCCCAGCCCAGGAACAGCGGGAGACCTTTATACCAACCCAACGGTTGCGGCGATGCATGGAACTGGTCGCGATAAACTTGGTCAAACACCGGTTTACCGTCAAAAATCGTCCCATACTCACCACAACAATGGACCTGCACCCATTCAGGATCGGCCCCGGAGGCCATCTTGCTATAATACGCGTAACCCTCTTGCAGATTATTGATATTCTCAGCGAGTTGATTAGCGCGGTAACCCGTCACCCGGCCCGTTACATCAGTCTCAGGGATGAGTGCACCGGGTTGACGATAAAAATCCCAGCCTTCGGGTTGTGTCTGCTCGGCCAATCGATACCACCACGAGTCATCATCAGGCGGATTTGTGTCCATGATCAGCCCGCTCCAGGTCAGCGGCGCAACAGATGGCGGCGGATACCGACCTAATCGACCTTTGACGGCAGTAATGATAGCGTAATCCAATTCACGCGCCTCATTGATCCACGCCCCGGTCAACTCCATCGAGAGCACTTTACGGACCTGTGCAGGCCGATCAATCGAAAGGAAATAGACCTCCATATCTGCCGTCGTCCCGTCAGGCAATGGCACGACCATGCGCGCCTCAATAGGTGCACTCCATTTAATCGGGCAAATCGTCTGCGGAATCCACGCTTCCCAGGTCTTAATTGTCGTTGACTTGAGCTCGGGATAGGTATTACGCACAATCGCCCAACGCGTACGCCTCACCCCGTTCACGTCTGGAGCTTGCCGGAGCGACCGCTGCAGAACCTCAACACACATCGCAACTGATTTACCGCTCGCAAAAGGCCCCATAACCCCACGCATCGGCGCATCACTCGCATGGAACCTCGCCAGCGTCGGATGCGCGTCGTATTTGATCTGGGTGATCGCAGCGTTGTTAATCGGTGTGTTCATAGAAAGATAAAGGCGGCTCCACATTGGAACCGCCCCGGTAGTGTCAAATTTTACATTGTGCGGGGAATAGGGGGGTGTTCAACGGGTTATTGCCCCTCTTTGATGCTCAGCGTAATAAGAGCGCCGCCTGACGCCTGGTAGACGTAGACGTTTTGGGTTGATCGCGTATCCCCGGCCTCTGTGTATGTTGCCCCATTAGCGAGTGCGAAGCCTTGAGTTGCTAACGTCGGGATCGTGTCGGACGTTTCAACCCGGAAAGCGGCCCCGGTTTCATTGACCAGCATGAGAAACCGGCGTTCGACGCCTGGTAGTGTATTAACCTGCGTCCAGGTCGTATCCGGAATACTGGTATGTGTAGTGTCGAGAGGTGAATAACTCATGATATACGTCTCCGTCGTCGTGTGTATTTCTTTAAATCTTGTTCAGCTATTTCAAGGCTCTCAGGGTCGAGCTTGAGCCCAAGCGAATATGCCAGTAAATGTTTGAGCGACCCCTTATTGACGTCGCGCGCTATTGTCCAGTCAATGCTCTTGATCGGCGTTTGAGCCGCCCAGGTGTGCTCATATGGATTGATGATCTCTGTGACCCCGGCGCGCTGTGCATGCATAATGGCCGACTGTACGAAATTGAGCTGATCCTCATATTCCGTATCTCTCAGCCGGACGCCACGCAGCTCAATACGCTCAAACCCCTGATATGCTGCTAAACAGATCGCGAGGGAGATAGAACACCCGATTGCCGACCTTGGGAACTTATTCCATAGCTCCAGCGGGATTAACTCCTGACCATCCGGATTAACGCCCTCGATCAATTCGACCACGCTTATCTTGCCGCCGCTGGCGATCAACTCATTGTATTTCGCGCGCCAATCACCAGGGAACCGGCTATCGTCACCCTCGTTGATATGAGGTGCAAAATGAGGGTTAAAAAGCCTGTCCGGCATCATCCAGGGGTAGCAGCGATACCAATCGTTTACTGTCCATACCTGCGCGCCCCCAGCGCTCAAATCAGCTTGGTCATAGCCGCTGAGATCCTGACGAAACAAACCACAGATATGGACAGTACGCATACGCTTTTGCCTATGTAGTAGCGTCGAACGTAATTGCACCGGAAGTCTGCAAATTACCGTCCGGCATTACAAGATTGAGGTAGAATGTATCTGCACCCGATCCGGGCCGGTCGCCTCTGGTACTTGACCAGCCGAATCACTGGAAAGATACCATTTAGTTGCCAACGCCCGCGTAACGTCCCGGCCATACGTGCCACCGGTGAGCTGGATAACGACATTGATTACGTTTGCGGCTTCCGTGCCAACCGTAAAAGTTGCGACGGTGGTGATCAACTGTTCAATCTTTGCGCCTGCGCCGAATGCTACATTTTCGCGCCATGCCATGATATACCTCTGAGGATTACCTCGGAGCCTGATTAGGCCCGGAGTTGTTTGCTTGACCACTACCTAAAAAATTGTTTTGTTGCCCGCCTAAATTGAGTTCAAACTGCACTTGCTCGACCTTCAGCTTGTCCGGTGCATCCCAGTCCAGGATTTTAGCTACCCGCTCAATCGCCCGAATAGGATCATGCGTTGTTGCCTTGATTGAGTCGCCATGCATCACATAAGACGCCAGCGCTGGACCCAGCTTTTTCACCTGCTCAGCATCTATCTTGCCGTCTTCGCCAACGATAGTCGACACATCAACACGCGCAATCCGAGTGAGGATTCGCAGCGCCTCAACTTGCGTCAATAGCGCCTCATCCTCCATCTTCTGCCGTAATTGCGTGATCCTTAGCCGAATCTTAGCGTCCGCCAAGAGTTTCGACGCATTCACATACACCGAATTATCCTTCCACTTCACCGATCTAGGGTAAGCTACTCGGTATGCATCCGCCGCAGATCCACAACTATCGCCAAGATAAGCCCTTGCGAAGGCCTCTTGTTGCTCGGTTAGGTTATGCTCGTTAAGTGCTCGTCTCATTTCGCGTACATACAATGCTCATTATGGGTGTACATCATGTGCATCTATTGTACACACAACCGCCAATTAAAGCAAACGACTCGATAACTCCCTAAGTATATTCCATCTACCCCTATTGAATACTGTACGGTCCTGCCGTATATTTTAATTGAGCGGCACAACGCTGTTCACACCGAAAAAAAGAAGCAACTCAGGAGAGCGTCACATGGCACTCACGCAAGCCCCGAATCAGGTTGATCAGATTACCAAGGAGATCGCCAGCACCCGCAGGAAGTACTCCGACACTAGACTGGCGTACATGCGTTTACGCGTGCGTTACTTACGCAGTGTCCGCGACCGCCTCATAATTAATGGACGGGGATGATATGCATGTCCGCTCCACACACGCTTGTCTACTCATTAGCTGGCTCACGCTGCAAAACGCACGAAAAACATTACCCCAGCCGCGACGAGGCTATATCCTTTCTCCTCGACATTTACGAAACTGAGCACGTCACGTCGTTCGTCATCGTCCCAACAACACCGAAGAAACAGAAGGAACACCGAAATGAACAACACCGTCCCCCTCGAACAAGAGTACGCCGAAGCGATTGAATCCCTAATGGAAGATATCAAAGACGCTATCACTCTCAGTATCACTCACGACGAGATTGTGCATGTTAATGTCGATGGTTCCACCCTTGACCTAACTGATTCTTACCGCATTATTTTTCTTTTGGCAGACGAGTGTGACTCTGCGCGCGAAAATGCTCGACTGGAAGATGTATGGGGCTCAAAAGCCGGTGAAGATTTCCGTTTGAAATTCCATGTAGTCTAAAGCCGAAACGGCCTACGGGCCGTCCGTCGGGATTGATCGCCCGGCGCTGACGAGGCAGATCCTCAACCCCAGAGATAGGAGCTCTCATGTACACCCTAACCACCTACGCATCCTACGCGGAGAATGAATCAGATGCCCAGGTCGCTGCCGAATACCTCGCGCAAGTTGCCAAGGAAATAGGCATGACCGCAGGTAAACGCCACCCGGAGATAACCGACGATACACACGATATCTACGTCCTCGAAAACGGTAAGCCTGACATAATCGAGTTCGAAGCAATCGCTATCCAGTTTTTCGTTGCCGGGAAAACACCCAAAGAAGCCGCCACCTGCATTATGCAAACCTATGGAGTTGACCCTAATGACTGAACGTAGAGGTCGCAAGAAAGGCCAGACAAACGCGCAATCGTTTCCTTCCAAACTCTACACACTCAAACCAGGTGAGAGCATGGTATTGTTTTCGAGCACCGACTACACCCAATTGCAGAGGACTTTTGAGTCTCACCGAGGCAGGGGCCGTGTCCCCGCCGACGTCACCTATAAAAAGGTGTTAGTAGTTACTCCCCTGGGAGATGAGTTGACAGTGGGGGTAATGTTTACCCGGGAGGGGGACAACATGCGAGTTTTAATTAATGACGCCAACTGAATTAAAATCATGGCGCCAGACCCACGAAAGCCCGAAGCGGCGAGGTAAGACGCACAAGGGTTACTCGCAGTCACAACTGGCCGAACAGCTCGGCGTATCAGTCCGCACCGTGCAAGACTGGGAGCAAGGCCGCAACAAAATACCCAAATGGGTTGATCAATCCATAAAACGATTGTAAGATAAAAGCATCCCATATCCCCCATTCGCCCGGCATCATTTAGTTGCCGGGTTTTCGTTTTTGTGCTATAGTGCTCAACCCAGAACAATTAAATAGGAGATTGCCGCTATGGGAAAGCAACACGAGCTTTTACGAGCCTCATAAGCTTGATTTTTAAGAAAATGGCTCCCGGCCTCAGGATACGCGGTTGGGAGCCATTTTCTTTTAACGCATTAACAGGTGAGTAAGATGGAACTACCGAAAGACATACCGCCCTGTCCGTTCTGCGGGTCTGATGACCTGCAATATTCATCCGGCTGGAAACCCACCGATAGTAAATGGAGAAGTCCATCAGTTGTATGTGGAGGTTGCGGCATAGGGTTCACCACTGGAATCATGGCCTGGGGAATAACAGATGATGAAGCCTACAAAATAACATTAAAGTACTGGAGTCGTCGCCCCGATGATAAATAAAGAACGCCGGAAGATCGAAAAGAAATTAGCCGCATTGCCCCCGCTGGACTGCTCGGGTTGCACCGAGTGTTGTAAGGGCGACCTGATATTCTTACTACCCCACGAGATCGGCGTGTATCTGTCAGAGACGATCATGGGCCGTCAAGCCATCCAACATAAGCCCGGCGGCGATTGTATCTACCTATCCCCGGTGGGTTGCATGATCCACGAGCGCAAGCCAGAGAAGTGCCAAGGGCTGGACTGCCGCGCCGTCGTGATCGCCGCCGGTTTAGACGTTGCAAAAAAGCACATGTCCGAAGGAACCATAACCGCCGCCCTCGAACGATTGGAAAACCAAATCCAATAAAAGATGAGTCAGCCCAATGAACGACGCAGAAAACCCTGATGTATATTTTTCAGTATGGATAGAAATTGAACGGGTCAATTGGAAAGAAAATGAATACGACCCCGTAACAGAACCACCTATCCACACAGCCAATTTCTCAAACGAGCAAGCCGCTTTTAAGTTCGCGGAAGGTATTAGAGTAATCGCCGACCTGCTCGATGCTGCTCCTGCGGATGCGGTAGTAGCAATCAAAGCCGCCCTCGAACGATTGGAGATGAACGATGGATGAATACCACAAGATACAGACCGTTTTTAAGCGCGACCCGGCAACCAAGTATAAGACCCTTTTAGAAGGCGATTACTCTTTACCTGAATTTGAATACCTCGCCAAGAACAGATGGATCTTCACTGAAAAGGTGGACGGCACCAACATTAGGGTGCGCTTCCGTAATGGTAAGGTGACTTTCAGTGGTAAAACTGATAACTCCCAGATCCCCGCGAGGTTGGTTGAGCGTTTGAACGACCGTTTTTTACCCCAGGTTGACGGATTCACCGAAGTATTTAGCGGTGAGGGCGTGTGTCTGTATGGCGAAGGCTATGGCGCAGGGATACAGAAAGGAGGCCACCGTTACCGCCCCGATCAGGACTTTGTGTTGTTCGATGTGAAGGTCGGCGACTGGTGGCTGAAGCGCAGTGATGTCGAGGATGTGGCCGATAAGATGGGCATTCATGTTGTTCCGGTGGTAGGCGAAGGCACGTTGCTGGACATGGTCGAACACGCCAAGGCTGGTATCCTCTCGACCTGGGGCAACGGTTATGCCGAAGGCTACGTAGCGCGCCCTGGCACCGAGTTAAAAACACGAGGCGGAACCCGATTGATAACCAAGATCAAGTGCCGTGACTTCTCCTAGAAACACAAACCCGAATTGGCCTATCGTGTTCCTTTTCTGTTCCTTTTTATGTATGGTTCAGGGGTTTTCACTACTGTTCACTACTGTTCACTCAAGCAAAGAAAAGCCCGTAACGCGCTTATTTAGAGCATGTTACGGGCTAATTTATGGTCGGGACGGCGAGACTCGAACTCGCGACCTTTTGACCCCCAGTCTAGCCCGTTGAGGCTAAAACGGCGGTTTTGTTCCTTTTTTATTCCTTTTGTTGTATACTTTTCACTATTGTTAACTACTGTTCATTACTGTTAACCCGAAAAAATAGAGAGGTATGACATGACAGGTTTCACTAAAGGCGTTCGGCTTGTTGACGGGTCTTATAAGTATCGTTTCAAAGTGCGGGGAAAAATCTATCAAGGCGACACAGGCTTGATAGATATCCGTAAAGCACAAGCTTGGGTGGACGCAGAAAAAGGCCGACTCAAGCACACTCGATCAATTGCAGCGCTCGACGCCCAGCACCGCGAGACGTTAACAAGCGTTGAACCGATTCCGCTATCTGAATCCTTTGCGCATTTTCTCAGCCTTCCCAAGGATCGAGAGAACCCTAAAGGTCAATATCTAAAGACCACACAATCTCAATGGAATGATTTTGTGCAGTACTTAACAGACAACGGCAAAGAGCATATTGCTCAAATTTCCGAGACGGAAGCGCGTAGCTATATCAACCATCTTAAACAGAATGGACGTTGGCGACGGGAAATCATATCACGGAAAGCAAAACGCGGATTTGCTAAAGGATTTTCCGCGCGCTCATCGCTTTCAAATCGGAGCGTAAACGCCTATCACAAAAGTTGCCAATACATTATGAAAGTGTTGCTCCAGAAGACGCAGACAAGAAACCCCTTTGCCTTTTCCAAGATGCCTAAGAGCGCACAGCCACGGCGTATATTCGACCTGCAAACAATCAACGCGATCATGGCTGAAGCTGACGACTTCACTAAAAAGATAGCCCGAATGGGTTTGTTGACCGGGAAGCGCCGGAACGAGATTTGCATGCTTGAATGGGCGGACATCCAGATATCGGGAAGCCTGGACGACTGTATCTTACCTTTTTCGATAGAGCGCCGGGAAGATGGAACCCGCCGAAAAAAGACGGGGACAGTTCCTATAACCGGGCCGCTTCGGGAGTTTCTCAGCGAACTAATGGGACAACGCGATAAAGCACTGCAAAATGCTGGACCACGACAGCAGGTCTTTATCGATAAATATGTTCTCCCCGAACATGCCAAGGCGCACATGCGCAATCCTGATATTGTTTCGCGGCGGTTTACGAAGATGCTTTTGGAACTCGAAACAGCAACTCCTCAAGTAACCATTCAAATCCCAGGCCGCGACCGCGCCGCTTCGGTCTTAGGTATTCACAGCTTACGGCATACATTCATATTCAACCTAGCAAAACAGCAAGTCCCGGCGGATATCGCCATGGGGATCGTGGGTCATTTATCAGACGAAGTACACGCCCAGTATCGCGATCACTTCAAAAGTTCTGATCGGTTGCGTGTACTAGAAGAAGCAACCAGCGCAATCGAAACAAAGGAATCTCACCCAACATCTTCAAAAACCGACTTAGTCGAAGCGTTGAAGGCAGCACTCAAAGACGCCGATCCCGCTGATAAAATGGCGATCATCCAACAGCTGCTGTAACCGCCAAAACTGACAAAACCCTCACCATATGCCGGAGCCTTTATAGGTTCCGGCATTTTTTTTGAGCGTGGGCGAAAAAAAGTTGCTTGGGTCATCATGGGTCATGCTGGGACATGGGTGAAAATCCTGCTTTTGGGTAATCTTCAAACACTATGGGCTATGCTGGGACATCATGGGCTATGCGGTGGACTTGCGTCGCAAATATCTAACGCGTTGACACTTACAGAACTCTAGATTACCGTTATTGACACACAGCAACGGTAATGAACAAGGAGTTTTGAATATGGCACGACGTAGGAACAGTGTCGGCCCCCTCTACAACGTTAAGGATACATGCGAACGCTTGGGCGGTATCTCCAGGACGCACCTATACACCCTGATAAAGCGCGGCGAAATCCACCCGTTAAAACTGGGTAAACGCACGATGTTCAGCGAGGACGCAATCGATACGTATATCGACGAATATCTACAGCATGCCTAACAACCGATCCGAATTTTTAACGCCGGATGAGGTTCCCAACGTTCCCGAGTACGCCTCAGAACCTATTCCCGGCCTCCAATGCTTTTGCGGACCCGAAACCAACCAACAGGATTGCCCCCTGTGTAACATCGAAAGGAATGACATGGAAGAAAACAAAGAAGAGTATCTATCCGGCGACGAGCTCGCAGACTCAATGAAGGAGTGGTACGCGCTACAATTGAGAGTTGATGAGCTTCGCAAACTTATTGTGAAGTCGACGTTGATGGATGGCCGGACGCAAAAGGCAGGCATGGTTACAGCGGCCTACAGCGAAGGCAGCAAATCGTACAACTACCGACAGGCTGGCCTTGACGCCTCCCCGGAGATTATCGCAAAACACACCGTCCCAGAAACTAACTGGCGATATGTGTGCGAGTCCGCTGGAATAACGAAAGATAAAATCCCGTACGACCAAGGTGAGCCGAAAGTCAGCCTACGCGTCAAGAAGGGATAACTATGACCCTCAAACGCTACAACCTGGACCAGATAATGGGTGATATCGTCAACGCATTACTGCGCGCCCAGGAAGACTTAGAAAATACAATAGGATTGTACGGCGAAGCCTGCGACGCGGTGGCGGAGTGCGAACGCATATACCGGCAGACAAGGGGCGACACAACCCGCGCGCTCAGAGCAGAGGGCATGCCCGTCACACTGATACTCGATATCGCGAAAGGCGACACAGCCGGGCTCAAGGCCGACGTCATAAAAGCCGAAGGCAGGCGCAAACGTTATCAAATGATGGTGAACGCCATCGAGCACAGACTAAACACCCTCAAGTTCATCGCTCGGCGAACTGATGCGTTGGCTGATCAATACATGGGAGAGGGATAAATGACGATGCCAGCCAAGGAGCGCCAACGGCTACTTGAATCGATTGAAAGGATAGCCGAAAGCACTGAACAGATCGCGAAAGCCTTCGAAGAGTTCATGAACGAAGTCAAGAAGGAACACGGAGCCCAGAAGAAACGGAGAAAGTCCAATGACTGACCAAGCCGAGAATATGGCCCTATGGAATCAGGTGAGTGAAACTGATCCGAACTTTACCAAGGAAGTCAACCAGCGCGGAGGATTCACCTGCATCAACGCGACCTATCAAATCAAGCAGGCAACAAAACTATGGGGCGCATATGGCAACCCCCGTTGGTGGCTCGATTACACAAAGGACGACATGAAAATAGGCAAGTTCTTAGTCATCCTCTTTGGTACCTTCCGTTATCCAGGCGGCGAATTCCCAATAACGAACGCTGTAAAGCTCAGCACGAGTAAAGGACCGGACGAAGACGCTTTCAAAAAGTTAGAGACCGACACAATCACCAAAGCCCTGAGCAAGCTTGGTTTCAGCGCCGATATCTTCACCGGCTGCTGGGACCAACAAAAGTACACCGATCACAACAACCACCAACAACACCAGCCACAACACCAACAGCAACCACAACAAGGATATCACCAGTAATGGCGAACATGAACAAAGTGATTCTCGCGGGCAACTTGACGCGCGATCCCGAGATTAAGCGGACGAACAACGGCAACACAGTTGCGCAGTTCGGCCTCGCCCTGAACCGTAGATATATGGACGCCAACCAACAATGGCAAGAGGACACGACGTTTGTTGACGTCGAAGCGTGGAAACAGGGTGCAGACACCGCCGCAAAGCTCACCAAGGGTTGGCCTGTGTTGATCGAAGGCCGGTTAAAGATGGATACCTGGCAAGATAGGACTACCGGCCAGCAACGCAGCAAGCTTAAGATCGTCGCTGACCGCCTATCGTCACAACGCCCGTTAGAAGACCGCGCCGACGGCAACCAACAACAACCGCAGCAGCAACAATCCCAGGGATACGCTCCTCAGCAACAGCAGCGGCAACAGCCGCCACCACCTCCACCACAACAGAGCTACCAGGCTCCCCGGCAGCAGCAACAGCCGCCGCCACAGCAAACGCAGCAGCAGGCTCCGCCGCCGCCCGACCCGTTCGACAGAAATGGCGACGAACCAATCGACGACATCCCATTTTAGTGGTGACTTATGAAAAATAAAGATCTAACCACAGCTGATACTCAAGTAGCCCGGCTTTATCGTTGGCTCATGTCCGGCAAGACCATTAGCGCCCTGGAATGTTGGCAACACTTAGGGATCGCCCGGCTTGCCGCCCGGATCTACGACCTGAAGAAGCGCGGTTTTAACATCAAGACGAAGCGTGTTCAGGTGCTAAACCGGTTTCAAGAGGAATGCACTGTTGCTGAATATCATATGGGCGAAACCCCATTCTAGATGGTGATTAATGGACTGCCTCCTATGTAAGCGAGACATGATAGACATAGCAACCTATTACTGGGATCGCTGCGGAATGCCAATCTGCCCTGAGTGTCATGATTACATTCCGCAGCATCCCGACGACACACCGAAATGGTATCTAAACAAGAAGGCTCACCGCCTTTGGCTAACCCGATATGAGAGAAATGATGATGAATGATAATGGGACATTATTCAAAACGCTCACGATAAACGGAACTCCTTTGAGTGAGTGTGAATTAATGCATAAAACTGTATCATACCGTCTTTATGTCGACACGAATAAAGAGTTAAACAGTTTTAATGCGATGGCGATTGAGTTCGTAAGTTGCTCAACCACGAGCCCCGCCATATGGGACTGTCCTGAGCTGAGAGTCGATCAGTTATTCAGAGTTACCGCTTATCACGACGGCGTGAGGCACCTTGAATTTAATAGGGAGTCAGACATGCCTGGTTATATTTATTACCCCAACATGCAAGATCTTATTTCTCTATTTGAGAAAATTAGGGAGATAGAGCTTAACATTTGCAGGGATTGTGATCAATGACCCCCATAGAACGAATAATCACAGCATACGACCGGTTTTTCAGGGAATGGGGGCGCAAGCCGAATGCCATCCTAGTTGACCCTCATCTATACGCCAAACTAGAGGGACAACTCAGCCAATTAATAGAGCCGTCGCTAAAGCCGGATTGGTTGAATGAGGATATTTCAGTGTTAGGCACGCGTGTATTGCAAATCGACACAAACAACAACCCACTATGCGCCGGGATTCGTATCCCCGACGACACTCTAACCGAGGTGTTTTAATGGCAAAACCAAGGCATAAATTTGAAATAGTCGGCAGTAATGGAAGATGCTTCCCTATTAATAGTTTACAGGAAGCTAAGCGCCTAATGAAGGCAGCGTCAGAGCCAGACGAAAAAGGTAATATAGTTAAACTCCGCCAACCGGCATCTATGTATGGTGCGAGCGACCTGATACTACAACCGCCTTTTACACTGAGAAACTCCCCCTATATCGGCAAGCCGTTTCCGCTACTGCCTAAGCCGGGCAACGCTGCATACAAGCGTAAAGCGAACCTACCCCCATTACTCCCATTCGAGGAAGACTTAGCCGATGCCTAAAAACCGTGACTTTCCAACTGACTCCCACACCTGCCCGTGCGGGCGCACCCTCTCACCGAACTTACCGAAGTGTAGAGGTTGCGGCAGTCCCAACCCAGGGTATGGCCCTGGACCCGCTAAAGAGAAACGGCGGGCGACCACAAAGCCGCCCGCCTCTAAACCCCAATTACCCGACAAAGAGAACTTCTTCGATTCAACAATCAAGTTCAAGGACAAATAATGCCCGAAAAGATAACTTGCGCCCACTGCGGATGGACTGGCACAGCGGACGACCTGCAGATCCGCGACGAATGCGAAGACGTAACGCCCGAACGGGTTTGTCCGGATTGCCGGTTGCCGTCGTACTTGTTGCCGTTTGAGGAGTACATGGAACAATTCAAAGACGGAGAGAGTGATAGTGAACTGGCTTAACATCGAGTTGCCGACGTTACGCTCTGAGGAGTTCCTCGGGTCGGAGCCGGTCGAGCGCGCTACATGGCTATGCCTCATGGCCTACTGCGCCGACCAAGAGAATAGCGGTGTTATCAAGGGTTGCAATGAATGGAGTGACCGTAAGCTGCAGCAGATTATTGGTGTAACTGCCGAAGAGATTCGAGCAACATCAGATCTATGGTCCTGGACTGGTAACAATTTACGCTTATGGGGATACCCGGTTGACAAAGAAGAAGAGATCAAAGCTTGTCGCGAGGCTGGGAGGAAGGGTGGACGTCCGAAGAAATCAGCCTCAGAAAAAAGCGATTCAAAACCGGGGGGTTCTCTAAAACAAAACCCCCCGGTTATTGCCGACCAAAACCCAGGGGTTCCAAATCGCTTAAACGGAAAGGAAAGGAAAGGAAAGGAAGGGAATAAGAAAGGAATAGAAAACGGGCAAGGAGAGATTAAAAATGCAATCATCGACAACCTCCGGAAAGTCATCGACAAAGCAACAGGCGGCAATATCACCAACACAAAGCTCCGGGTTGAATACGATATCCTCATGTCCTGGGCAACTGGCATCGGCCTTACGCTTACTGACGTTGCGGCGGCTTTGGAGTATGCGTCGACTTCGCACCGGGGCAGGCCGTTAACGAACGCCAAAGCCTTCACGTTTGAGTATGGCAAGATCCATCAAACCATAAGCGCCCCTACAACTGCCGGACCCTCCCAAGAAGAGATAAACGCCCGCTATGCAAGTTGAAGAGATTGACCGCCTGATAGGAACCTACCGCGCCAACTGGCATTTGAACCAGGACGTTGAGGCAGAATTTCGCGCCCTATGGCGCGGCGTCCATGCCGACCAGGCCCGCGCTGTGATGGATAAGATTTTAGCCGACCGCCGCGACGCGAACAAGTTCGGCAAGTACGACGGCCCGAGCCCTAACGAGTTCCACGCAGTAGCATACAAGCTACATCCGAAGAGCTCAAAGGACGCACCGCCGAGCTGTGAGGTTTGCTCGCACACCGGTTGGCGTAGCATTATCTTGTGCGGGCCAAACAGCCTTGCCCACCCGTGCCAGCTCGTAGTGCCGGAGCAGATGAAGCCGGACGCACCACTAGCGAAACATTACTGGACCCATCGCGTCCCCTGCCGTTGTGAAGGCGGCGAATACCGTCGCCAAACATATACCAAGTTCGACGAACGCGATGCCGACCGCATGTATAGCGCATCATTAAGCGTATGCCGCGCCCAATGGTTTGCTGAGGATTTACAAGCCTACGCCGATCACGTCCATAATGGCACGCCCTTGCGAAATAAAGGCGAACCCGACCCGTGGATAGCAAAAGCCGCCGAACGCCTTGCAAGCACCCTTTCTGGCAAGACTGCGGCTATTCTAAGCGAGAAGCGCGAGGTAGAGACCGCGCCGGTTGAGGAGTCTTGGGAAAAAGCTGAGGAGCGATGGTAATGACGAAAGTGGAACATACGACCGACCGCTGGTGTGGAATATGCAGGTTGCGCACAACCGAGCAGCTTTGCCCGGTGTGCTTTCATCGTTGGTGCCGATCTGTACCGACGAACCCCTACGACGAGACGAAGCACAAGCAGGAACAAAAAGAGGGGACGCCGAATTAACGACGCCCCCAACCATACGGGATCTGTAGGTTCACTCCTTCATTATGGTGCTTTCGACAATTATAGTTCACTCCGGTATCTTGGTTCTCTCCATAAATTTGGTTCACTCCTGTATTCTGGTGCTTTCTTGAGGGCTGGTTCATTCGCTGGTCACGGTACTGTCAAGTCTACTAATTCACTCGCATGCTTTGGTGCTTTCAAACGTTGTGGTTCACTCTGATCTCTTGGTACTCTCCTCAGGTGTGGTTCACTCTCGTAACATGGTACTGTCTTGCACATTGATTCACTCATACGGTATGTTTCTTTCATCCAACATGGTTCATTCTGGGCTATTGGTGCTCTCTCTGTATATGGTTCGTTCGCGTATATTGGTGCTATCCTATACTCTGGCTCACTCTGGCTCACTCTGGTCTTTTGGCGCTGTCGAAGATGTTGGTTCACTCCAGACTCATGGTGCTTTCATCTATCCTTGGTTCACTCCGAGGTGCTGGTGCTATCTGCGGTTTAGGTTCACTCTATTCATATGTTTCTTTCGTATAATCTGATTCACTCAGTTCTTATGGTGCTTTCATGAGTATGGGGTTCACTCTCGTACATTGGCGCGGTCTGTATTTACTAGTTCACTCCATATTATTGTTACTGTCGACAAGTATGGTTCACTCTATTCTATTGGTACTGTCCGCGAAACTTGGCTCACTCACTATATTTGGTACTCTCAGAACTTTGGTTATCTAAAATCAGTCCTTAATTTCCGGCGCTGGCGGCGCGATGTAGTCCTTATGCCCGAGTATAGCGATTGGGTATGGATTTGGCGGCGGCGTGCCGTAGTGCCACTCATAATAGACGGCGTGGAAGTGTGCAAGGAACAGCTTCACCGCGTACCGCTTTGCCCTTGCATGTATTTGGGCCTTCGGCAATCGCCCTTGGATGAGCTGCTTATACGCCTCGGTCGACTTGCTCCAGTTCTTTTCCTCCAACGCTCGCGCGGCTTGCTCTGAGAACCCGCCACGCTCATTCTTGACCGTCTCTTCAGCCTTTCGTTTCTGGTAAAGCTTTCCGTAGAACGCGTCGTCTTTACCCGATACCTTAGTGAACGACTCACCGATAAGCCAGCATCTCTTTTTGAGCTCGGCGTTATGCGGGCGTCTTGCCAGCGACTTAGCGAGCGACGTGATGGTAAGCGGGATTTTCTCACCATCATTATCCGACGTCGCAAACTTGTGCAACGTCTCATACTTACGGTCATACCGCGCCGCAATGAGATGTATATCTTCAATGGTCGGCTTCTTACCATTGACCTCTTCCTTGACCAGTTTTAGCGCCTTCTCAGCAGAGAACCAGTCGCGTTTCGGGTCAAGCCCGGCATAGCGCCAGATGGCGCCAGCGGTTGGCGCTTTCTCTATATCTATATGCGCCAATAAGACCGAGGCAATAACCGGGCCGATGCCCATGATGGACGTTGCCCATTGCCCGACGGGGTGACCCTTGGCGTAATGCTCCAGCGCCCGCGCCATCTGCTTTTCCATCGTATGCACTTGCTCGTGCATCCATTCCAACACGTTGCAATGTGCGTTATCGACGCCTTGTGTCGCCGCCCGCAACTGGCCCTCGATAGCCGTCCGTTGTTTCTGCATCCCGTAATACCCGTCTACCAGGTATCTCGCCTCGGCGCGGTTCATCATCGACGCCCCTTTTTTGAGGTCTTTATCGAGCCTCTCGATAATATTCGCATCAATCATTCTGTACTCCTATTCTGGGTTAAGGATTCACTCACGGTTTATGGTACTCTCATGGTATATGGTTCACTCGTTGATATTGGTGCTTTCGATCAGTGTGGTTCATTCCTGTACTTTGATACTTTCGGCTGAGTTGGTTCACTCTCTTATCATGTTACTTTCATTCAATATGGTTCACTCACAGTCCATGGTGCTATCGCCAAGGTTTATTCATTCGCGTACATTGGTGCTTTCGAGTGCGTTGGTTCACTCATTCCATATGGTTCTATCTGGATACTTGGTTCATTCTCTAACTTTGGTTCTATCGACGTTGATTGGTTCACTCTGTCCTAATGGTACTATCTGGTGCTTTGGTTCACTCTCTTATCATGTTGCGATCAGCTTTGAAGATTCACTCGTCGCATATGGTTCTATCGCTAAAGATGATTCACTCCTGTGGGTTGATGCTGTCGGCTCACTTGGTTCACTCTCATATCATGGTTCTTTCTGTTACTGTCGGTTCACTCGGGAGCTATGGTACTGTCATGGAACTTGGTTCAAAAAATAAACTCTTTCATTTCCCGTTTGATGTAGATCAGGGTCCAATCGACATCGTCTTCATCCCGATAGTTAATCCTAATTTCCCCATCTTTGACGACGAACTCAGCGTCCACAATTTTGAAATCAAGCTCTAGCCAGGTCTTAGGGTGACCTTTTATAATATCTTCGGGATCGTGATGCGGATTGTCGGCATACCATTCATTCCGTACGCGCCCCATTAGCGGATTTGTGGTATTGAAGTGATCCTTAATCGATAACTCATTATTCCTCAAGATCGTTACCCGGTAGGACGCGGAGGACGGCCTAAGGTTCATTTGCTTAAACGCCTCCATCGGTTGCTCTTCGGGGTACAGGTTGAGCTCTTTGATCAATGATACTAAGATATCCATGCTCGTATCGCCAAGGCATGTACAGACCTTAAGGAGGTCGTCTTTCTTGGTCTTATCCTCAAGTAGATCGTCAGCTACTTCGAGGATCATATCATCTTTCAGCCCATTATACTTTTTCAGGTAGTGGATGCGGCTGGGCCGGTTAAGCATGTACTGAGTAAGCTGCGTATACTCATTGATGGTAAGCAGGAACAGAAATTTACTGTTGAACTTACCGTCAAGAATATTAAGTAGAGAGTTTTGTTGTTCATTCTCCTTATAGATCTTTTCAAACTCATCCATAAAGATCACACAATCCTGTGGGATTTTAGAGAGGAAGCTTAAGAACTCACTGCCGCCGTATGCCTGCGGAATGATGATGACGGGTAGCCCGGAATCGTTGCACACCTTTTGCGCCAGCATCGATTTTCCTGTACCCTTCATCCCGCTCAGGAGCACGCCTAGATTGCCATCCCAGCTATGGAACGAGTTGAGGTAGCGCGCGCTGAGTTCCGGCGGCTCGCCGTAGATCTTCTCAGGCATAGAGAACGCGTTTGTTTTTTCGAGGTAGAAGCATTCCCGCATCTTGTGCCAGCGTACGAGCCAGTTACAGACGGGGATTTCGTCAACGGTTTTACCCTGCATCTCTTCAAGATACAGCTTGTTTGATTCAAGAAACATCAATCAGGATCTCCTATAGGGTTAATTAAGCCAATCGCCTTTAAGTGTTGTTTTTCGAGCTTATCCATAAGCCCGCATCGGTTGCAGTTGAGGTTGAGTAGGTTCTCAAGGACTGCCTCATCACTGTCGCCTACCTGGCCGATACTGGCGCATAGCCGCGACTCGCCGGGATAGATACTACCGTCAGCCCCAATGCATGGCGTACACATCTTGCAGCGCTGCCGGAGAGTCATAATAGCAACAGGCAGGCTTTTAAAGTGTCTTGCTATGGAACGCAGATTAAAGCAGGATGGCGATTGTTTACCTGTCGTCGCCCCGGCCGAACGCCCGAGCGGTAGAATCTCCGAAGCGATCCGCGGGACATAAAACACAGTCTCGTGCTCAATGACTTTTACTTTTCGCGGGTAGTACCGCTCATCGTTGGTGATTTGCCACAAACATGGGAGTTCCAGGTACAACGCGGCGCGCTGTTTATCCTCCATCCATGACCCGTTAGAACAGACCATGACGGCAATGTTATTTGCCGCCGCAAGTTTGATAAAATCGACAACCATCGGATGCTCAGTCGGTTCACCGCCGCCAAGAATAACGCCAGGCAACGGATCGACGCGCCTTGACCACCCCAGCGCTGCTCCGAATATAAAAAGCGTCATATCGTCACCGTCCGGCAATGCATCGTCAAAGCAATGCGAACAGCCCATACTACACCGTGTCGTAATCTTAATCAGCATACATATACCTATCTGGATAAAAAGAGGAGCCGAGCCTACGGACTGATGCGGGTTGCAAGCGTTTCAGTGAACCCGTAGACCCGACCCCTACAATGGATTAATTCAAATCCCCTTCGTCCTCAACCATTCTGCCGCCCGCCTCAAATTGCTCTTGCCATTCACCGAGTTCCCGGCCTGGTAGAATCTCAGCGATAGTGGTGTGATCGATCAACCCGTCATGCCCGAGGAGTGTCAGTATTTCTTTTCGATCTTCTTGCTCTGAAACCGGTTCTTTATATGCAGCCCACCCCTCGGACACAAATATGTATGGGTGATGTTGACTGCGGATCTGTGACAGTAGCGCGGCAACCCGGCCTTTTTCTATCTCATTACTCAAGTCAACCGGCACAAACGCCAGCTCAGAGTTTTTCGGGTCGGCACTCCAGATGACCACATGCGGTTGAATGCAGTCGGGACACTCACGGGCCATCTCAGCTACTTGAGTTTTTGCCAGCTCAAGGAACTCATTGAAGTCTGTGAATGTCCGTTTGATTACTATCGCTTCACCTATCATATCGTCCTACTCCCGAACAAGAATTTACATAACCGTTTATGTCCATGTATCGCCCCAGCGCGCGAGCAATACCTTTGCATGATATCTTGGTCATATTCACCACCGAACACCATCGTTTCATAGAGGATCGGTTTACCGCCGCTAAAATTATAATCCAACCCAAGGAAGACGGTAGAGACACACACACTGTCTTTTCTCGTCTTTCGAATACCCCTGGTTTTCCAGCCGCCTTCATACCAGAAGCCCCACTCACCAAGCGGCCTAGCTTTTTTAACAATCCCGTTCGAAATGATATAGAGCCCCGTTCCGCCGGGTCTACGTTGTCCAAAAATAGAGAGTAAGGCGTCTATCGCCTCCGGGTCATCCGTGCGCGATAGCTGTAATCGCAACGGATGTAGCTTCATTCGCGCCAACCGCCTAACCCGGTTTCGTCGGACCTCGGCATATCCTGGCCGATACCGCCCGGAAAATGCCCCCCGGCTAAATGCCGGGGAGCACCTATGGGGTGGGGGGAGATGGGGATGGTGATTGTTACGAGCCTTCACAGAACCCCTCCACGTTACGCATGATGCTTTGGAGTTTCAGCTCAAGCTCATCGAGAGCGTTATGCACCATCGCAACAGGCGTAAACGGCGAGTTGATTAACTCGATACAAGTATCAAGTAGGCGCTGTGCTGGAGCGATCTGCATAATCAGGCTAGCCTTATTTGAATGCCATTCGGCAGACTTCTTTGTGTCCTCTTTCTGCTGCTGGTTGGCTGGCGTATCGCCAGTTTTTCCCGTCGAGATCCCCACCGGCGACGATGGTTTCGAAGACAAACGGCCCGGCAGCGCTGATCGACATATCGACCCCGACAAAGATGGTGATAACGACGATCCCGTTTTTCTCTGTTCTGTCGACGACCCGGTCGGTGCTCGCCATCCATTTACGCCATGTAGCAGCGTCGTTAATCGGGACGACGCTGTTTGTCTCATTGAGAATGAACCGCCATTCGCGCATAGCATCTTTTTACCTTCTCCCTTATCCATTACTTAATCCCCAGTAGCCCCGGCAATTGGGACGCGTCATCTTCGTTGATCACCCCCAGCGCCAGTAGTTTCGCTGAGAACTCCTTAATGACCTCGCTTGGTAATGTCGCTCGACGTGTTTTCGCGGCTTCCTGGATAAGCAGGCAATCATCGATACCAGCACTCGCGACATAGTTCAAGACATCGCGTAGCCGCATTTGGCCATACGGAATCGTCGACGGCAACGGCAGCGCTGGCAAGCTTGAATTCATCGGAGGCCAATCAAGGTTTTCATCGGTCGTCGGTGGTGAATCGACCACGTCCGCCAATGGCTCAATATGCGGTGTCGGGTTGGTGTTCTGCTTACTAGGCCCTCTGCCTCTCTGCTTACTCGAATGCGCATCGATTTGTGCTTTCAGCTCAGGCTCAAATTGTTCCCTACACCGATAGAAAGTACTTATACTAAATACCTCCTCATGAGGGGTACAGTCAGCATAGAGTTCCATCGCCTTATCGAAGGAAACGTTGTTTGTGAGGTAAAAGTCTGCGAATTTGCGGGCAAACGTCATTTTCTCTGATAACGATGGATGTTTTCTGCTAGCGGGCGGCGGTGGGCTTGCTGTTTCGCCCTCAGCAGGCAACTCAGGGTTAAGCCTTTTCTTGGTCTGATAGTAGACCCACGCAGAAAATACTTGTTTGTCCGGGTTAAGCTTGGCGTATTGTACAATTGCCTTTTCAGCGCCGAGAGATTCTTCAGCGCAAAGCGCCGCCAGCGCTTTGGTAAATTCTATTTGGTCCGGAGTCGGCGTAAACCTTTCAACCGCACTCTTTCGGTTTTTGGTCTTAGCGGTTTTAGACCGCTTCTTGTCACCAAGCCCCCGGAATAACGGAGCCAACTCCATCTGGATTTCTTTCGGCAACTCCGCCCGCAGGCCGTTAACGAACATAGATAGAGTGATTTTCTCAGCGGACTGGTTTTCAGCGAGATACTGGGTTATCCCCGTTTCTGCGTCGACTTTCCGCGTAAGGCACAATTGCGCCACACCTAGCGCCGTTTCGATCCTCTTGCTCTTCACCTGTGCCTTGTTCTTTTTAACTTTCGGGCTGTTATTGCTCGCCCCTAACCCCTTACCAGACCGCCAGAGGTAGTACTGGCTCTGAACGACCGTGTCCCCGGTCTCCTTGTTGTATTCTGTTAGAGCCTCATCCAGGCTCATGGTTTGCCGTAGTTTAACGATTCGTTCGCTGGCTTCGCGCTTCTGCTCTGTTGATCGGTGTTTCATCTCATCTCCTTTGCATTTTTCACAGTACTGCCCTGATGCTGAATAGTATGTCCTGCAGCTTATCCCTTCGCATTTACGTGATTTATACACACGCTCCCTTCTGAGCTTTGGTATTTTACCTGCATGCCGGAGCTCCTTACATCCTAAGCAGTACCCATTCCTTTGGCCCGGCGGCAACCGTTCAGCGCAGCGGACGCATAGCGGGATCTCCCGGCCGTGCTGCTCACTCGCTATAAGGTTTTGGTTCTCGATAGCGGCGGTGTGCTCTTTCGACTTTTTTCGGGCTGATTGCTCGACCGCATCATCGCGCTTTTGTTTATCGAGAGTTTTGGTAGCGCTGTGGCTACCTGACGATTCGAATGAATCTTCCATCTTCCGTCCCAGCTCACGGCCGGTATTCATCTTATCCATAGTACACAATCCTTCGGTATAGATCGGCAGTAGAAACAAATGGTAGGGGGGACCATCTCCATATTTCAGACCATATTTTGTTTTTTTCGGTGGAACAGTAAGAATAGCCTGAAATATAATTGCGGTCAAACGTTTTTTTTGATTTTCTGATGTGCCCCGTAGTAGGAGAGGGCACAAATCACCGCTGTTCATAGGCGTTCACCACTATCCCCGAGCGTCCGGCGCGTGCCCAAAAAAAGGAGCCCTCCGTTAAACGAAGAGCTCCACACCGAAAAAAAACAGAAGCACTGAGATTAACACTAGGTTAAAAACAACGCCGGTCTGCGTCTATACCATAAGCACCGCCGTGCATTTGTCACGCCGTGAATCCGTATTATCTACGTCTTGACCCGCGACCGCGTCCACGTGTCCGCCGCGCCCGTCCGCGAATTGTCGGCCTGCCCTCGATAACCTCTTCAGGCTCAAGTTCCAGCAAGCTTTCTTCCTCAGCACGCTCAGCCAGCCCGGCCCGGATTTTTTCTTGTCGGGGCGGCGTGCGCATCCTGGTAACCGCGGATTTGATTGTCCGGCGCGTGACAAGTGGGATGGCCTTATTGCGTTGTCGACGTACCGCCGCGTTATAGGCCTCCATATCATTGATCGTACGTCCGAGCGCCCCGGTATCGTTCTTGAGCAGCGCCCGCCGCATCTGCGCATAGAGTTCTGTACGTCGATCGCTGAACGCCCCAGCCGCCCGTTTATCGCGCCATTGCCGGTCACGCATATACGAGATGTTCGACGGGTTGAACTGCAGCGAGCGTAGCAGGAACTCGAAGTTGGACGCCTTGAGCCGATCCTCACCGTAGAACACCGGTTGATTCGTCCGCGTCGTGACGCCCTCGGACCATTCGCGGTAACCTTTGACAGGTGCACCCAGCGCTCGCGGCAACATTCTTTCGACGCCCTTGAGCGCATCACCGCGCATCAGGGAAGCAGCACCTTGGGTTAAGTCCTTATAGACCGAGTAGGGCGCACCCAGGAAATCACCGAAGGATCGCGGCGCGCCGATATCAACGGCCAGCGACCCGGACAAGTTGAACCCTGCGAGCGACGGCACGCCCTGACGCGCCAGCTTTTCAGCGGGTTCACCCATTGTATCGCGTAACCAACCGTAGATCTTCTCTTCCGGTTGATCCGGTGCATCGAGGCCGAACGCACTAAAGACCGCGCGCACGACCGTGACCGGGATCGCCGCCCCGGCCCCGCCGAGCAGCGTTGGCGCAAGGATCGCATAGGCCAGCGCCTTATGGTCTTTCTTTTCGTAGATCGACGCGAGCAGCTGGAAATAGTTATGTGTATACGTCTTGAACGTGTAGGCAGACTGTAGCGCCTGCGCCCCGAGTCCGGACCCGCGAACCGCCTTCGGCCGATTCACCTTACCGTAAAGCCCGTGTGCTTTGTCCGTGATCTTGATTGCCTTATCGATGGCGTCGGCCCGTTCGGCTGGCGTGAACTCGGTTTTTCCGGCCTGGTCGCGCATGGCGCTATAGATGCCCATGACCGTACCGCCGCGGTTGACCCGTTCCGTAATCGCAAATGGATACATGAAGATGCGCATAAACGTATCCGCCCCGCGTCCAAGTTTGCCTTGGATTTGCTCCATAGCCTCACGGTTGAACAGCGCCTCATCATAGTTACGGTTACGCATTTCCTCGTAAGCCGCATGCATGTCCGCGTCTTTAATCCCTCCGCCGATCCCGCGCGTTTCATGGGCAAGCCCTTGGCTAAAGATCTTCATACCTTCACCAACGTACCGCAACCCTTTACGCAAGGGGATATTTGCGTAGGCCCGCATTGCCGCCGGGACGTTCGTTACCATCGCCGTAAGGTTGACGACACCGGGCGCGATACCTGTAAGGTACTTCATCGCCGCAAGTCCCTTAGCAACGCCCATGATACGTTCTGCCGGTTCCTCATTACGTAACAGTTCACGCGTAAAGCTTGTCGACTCCTCATAGAGGTTGGGTTGTTTCGCCGAATCGATCCGCCGGTCAGAGACAAGCTTACGGTAGTCCTCCCAGAGACTGCTGAGAGCATCTTGTTTCGCTTTGCCCGTCATCTTATCAAAGCCATCCGGCTTATTCACTTCCCGGTATTCCGCCCAGCTCTCTTCAGTACCAGTCATGATCTTTTGAGCTTGCTTGGCGAAGTTCGTTTTAGCCGTACCGCCTGCAACCCCTTTCACGTATTTCGAGATAACCCGGCGTGAATCCTCGTCATAACCGCGGATGACCTGTTCACCCGTGGCGCCAAGCCGTCCGATCTTCGCAGCGCGCGAGCCCCGGCTTTCAACCTGTTTTGCGATCTGATTGACCAATGCTTGAGCGATAAGCCGAACCGGCGTACGCTCTTCAAGCTTCAGCCGTAGGAGACGATTAGCCAGGTCGCTTTCAAGCGTTTGGCTTGGGTCTTTGAAGTGCCACGCTTTACCTTCTTCACCCTGGATCTCAAAGTATTTACCGCCGAAGTCTTTGAACACCTCATTGTACGCCTCTTTGAAGGGCGTTGTCAGGATCATGTAATCATCGACCCCGCCGTCTTTGCGTTTATACTCGATCTTCTTAGAGGTAATGCCCATGTCTTTGAGGTCGGCGATTTGTCGTTCTTCGCTGAACTCAGCAGAATCGAGCGCTTGCTGAATCATGTCATTCATCGCGACCAGGTCCAGGTCAAGGAAAGCCTGCTCACTCGGTCGTTCCGTCCGCTTCCAGGTGACCGCATAGCCTTTGTGCCGCATGGTAGAGGTCCACGCCCGCCGACCGATAGGCGTATCAAAGATCCGCATATCCACATCGTTGCCTTTCTTCGCCAGCGCCTGGAACCGTCCGCCGCCGCGTTGACGCGGGAAGTAGTGGCCGCGCCGGTCGCCCATTTCCCGGAGCGCATCGAATAAGTCAACCGTCGTTCCGTCGTCTGCCTCGATCTTGGTTGGATCAAGCCCGACCGCTTCCATTTCCTTAGCAACTCCGCCGATGAATTGGGAGAGCTCATCATAGGTGCGGTTTGTGATCCGTCGCCACGCCGCGACCGCGTCCGCCTGTTCCTGGGTGAACTGCTTGTGCGTAATTAAATCGTTGACCTCACCGGCCACAGCCGCGCGCCATGCTGCTGCCTCGGTCTTGAAGATACCCTTTAGTTTGTAACCAGATGGTTTATAGACCTCGAACTGCCCGTCTTCATTTTGTTTGACCTTATAGCCCATCGCTTCACGGTCCATCTCAAGCAAGTATTGCTCAACCTTCTTGAATCCCGCCGGATCAGTCTTAGCTAGGTTCGAGTAGTATTTAAGGTCGTCTTGGAAGATATCATTTTCCAGGCGCGCTTTGAAGTCGCTCATTCCGCGGCCAGCCTCGAACAGCTTGGCATATCGCTCGTTCTTTTCCGCTTTATACAGCGGCGTGAGTACCGCATTCGCCAACCAGCCGATATCTTTTTTTACCCCTTTTTCTCTGGGTTGTTCACCAAAGAACGTTTGTATCCAGGACTGCGCGTTACCCAGGAACCCTTTACCCGCGTCCGCGGTAGGGGTCGGTTTTTCACGGTACTGCACAGCCTCCCGCGCTGCCTCACGAATGGGTCCACGCTCCGCAATCTCACCGCCGACGATTTTATCATAGAGATTATACAGCCGGTCGCGATCCGTCGTTAACTTGACGAACGCCTTTACCCGTCGCAGTAGCCGTCCGAAGATACGCCGGATAGCCCCGGACACTCCTTTCCCGGAGTTCACGTATTCGATAAACTTATTCGCCCGCTTCTCAGCGTTTGGTTCAGCTTTATCGATGGTTTCCAGCTCATTTGGCGTAAGTAACAAATCCTCAGCTGCGTGCATCGCCTCATGTACTGCGGTGTCGGTCGGGTCCGCTTGCTTATCAACGATCTTAATGAGTCCTTTGCTATAACTGCCGACCATAGGCTCAGCGCCGCGCAGGACTTGGTCAACAAACTCCAGATCCTTGGCAACCTCAGCGCCCAACAGCTTCCGCACTAGATTGCGAATCCGCAACTTATCGGCGGCGGATGCCTTGGGCAATGCCTCAGCTAGCGCGTCAGCAGTAGGCTCGCGGAATTGCGTCTTGCGCGCTTCATCGATCTCAGCTTTAAGGTCCATAAGCTGTTTCAGCTTCTCATACTGCTCAGTGACAAACTCAGCCACTTCCTTATTGTAGCCGACCATCGCAGCGGCCTGGCCGCGGTCTGTCATCCCGTCGACAAGGTCAATGCCCTGGTCAAGAGCGTGGAAGATAGCGTCGATATTCTTCTCATATTCACCGAGTCGTTCACGAATGGCGTTATCGACAAGGTCGATTTCCTGCTGTAGCTGGAGCCAGCGCGGGATCGGCGACGCCGTGTCGACATCAAACTCCAATTCGCCTTCCGTCTCTACTGTCGGCAACACGTCGGCTTTCTCTTCTGCCTTACGGCGCATGCTTATCTCAAAGCCTTGGCTTCCGCGATACGAGTCATACCCGCCGCCCTGCGGCCATGCTGGCTTGCCGGTTATTGCCGCGGGTTTTTCACCACTTTGCAATTCTTCGTTGAGCTGTTCTTGTTCGTCGATCAGCTTATCCAGTTCTTTCGACTCGGAGAATGGCGCATCCATCAGCTTCTTAAGTTCAGCTGCGGCCTCTGCATTCTCTTTGAACTGCGTCTGGATCTTCTTCCTGGTGGCAGGCATGTTGCGAACCATTCGCGGCACGGCAGAAAGCAATCCTTCGCCAACCGAGAAGGCACCGTCTGCGGTGTACAGGTTGGGCACTTTAATTGATGGGATTTGGTATTTGAAGTAAACCCCGCCGTCACGCGCCGAGCTGGTTACGGCGTCGATTCGCACCTCTACGCCATTAATCGTGAGGTTGAACGTTTCGCGCCCTGGGCGAGCCTCTAAGGTCTTTTCTGCTTGGTCAACGAGTTTGTTGATGTATTCGGCAGCTGCCTTGCCCTTATACGAACGTCCATTGTGGACCAAGGTAGGTTCCTCGACGTCCATCGACTTCTTATATTTCTCAGTCAGCTTATCGAACGAAGAAAGCACCCTGTCCTGGTCTTTTGCAATTGAGGTTTTCCAACTGTAATCAATGGCGATCTTGTCCTTCTTCCGGCGGTGTGCGCGCTCAAGCAACTGGAGTTCTTTCACGCGAGCGTCTACTCCAACCTTACGCCGAGCTGCTGGGTTGCCGGAGAAGAGGGCAGAGGCTTCGGCAAAGCTCAGTTCAGAATCATTATCTTCAGCCAGCGTCCGGGCCTCTGTCCCTTTCATCCCCTGGTTGATAAAGCGCTGCTTGCGCTCAAGCATTTGGTACATACCGGCATCAAGAGTTTTCTCGACGCCATAGCGCACGATCTCAACACCGCCGTACTTCTTGACCATCTCCGGCAATGCAAACATGTTACCCTGGCGGATAATCCGCCCTTCGCGCTGTTCCATGTCGGCTGGTCTATATGGTGCATCTATATGGTGCAGGGCTGCTAAACGTTCTTGGATGTTTGCACCAATACCCATACGTGGGGTACTTCCGATCACGACACGGATCTTACCTTCGTTGACTTGGTCGAATAAGAATTCACGCTTTGTTTGCGTGCTATAGTCGGAGATAACAGCAATTTCATCCTCGGGGACGCCTTTACGAACAAGCTCAGCCTTCAGCTCATCCCAAGCATTGAATAACTCTTTACCCTCTTCATCAAGAGCGCGGTAAGTATCCAGGAATACAGCCTGAACACCATCTTCTTTATCATACTTCTTGTAGCGCTCCGTAATCTCAGACGCCGCCCGCATGAGCTTGGAATTAGGGTCTGCTGGCAATGTGGGGTCAACCAACCGCATATCGACAGTAGATTTGCGCCCAAGACCAAAGATAACCAGGGGAATATGTGAGTTCTCTTTCTTCTCTTTGCCCGAGAGGTTTTCAAACCATTCATAGAGTTCGCCAAGGAACTGCGTGTACTCTTCCAGGTTGGGAGTGCGGTCAAGTTTGATCGTTTGCGGGGTGCCACCTTGAATAGCTGGGCGTGGCACATCTTTAAGATCCTCGGGCAAGATAACATCAGCTGCTTCCTGGAACATTGTCGCCAGCTCCGGCGCATTCAGGAATGAGGCAAAGCGCTCGATCTGTCGGAACCGTCCAGCCGCGTCTATTTCCAAGCCTGCCACGGTCTGGGTAAATGCTGTAGCAAACTCATCAAACTTCTCAATACCCCAATCCCGCAGTATTTGCGGGTTGACGTAACGAACCATATTCCACAGCTCGGCCAGAGTATTGGTAACGGGGGTGCCTGTTGCCAGCACAATGTTTTTGCCGCCGGTCTTATCCCGAACGTGTTGCAGCTTGATCGAAAGGCTGGAAGCTTTTTGGCTAAAGCCCGTGTCCAGCCCTTTAACGTTCTCCATCTGCGTCAAGAAGAAGTTCTTTTTATACAAGTGTGCTTCATCCAGGAACACCGCATCAACGCCGAGATCTTCGAAGAAGACCGTATCGTCAACTTTACGGTCAAGTAGTTTTTTTAACCTGTCTTCAAGGCTCTTTTTGGCCGATTCTAGCTGTTTTACTCCTGGGGACTTCTTACCATCACGTTCTGCGCCTTCGCGAATGGCATCTTCCAATTCATCCAACTGCCCGCGGATATGCGCTTGGATACGTGCAGGGTCATCCGGGATCAGATCAAACTGCGAATGACTTACGACGATGATGTCGTAATCACCGGTCGCAACTCGCGACATAAACGTTTTGCGGTTCTGCGCGCTCATGTCCTTTCTTGTAACCTGGAGAACCTTTGCCGAAGGATATAGCTTAGGAATGAACTTGGAGAATTGCTCAATCGTAGAGTTCTGCACAACGATCAGGGATTTATCCGCAAGCCCCATGCGTTTCATTTCCATAGCCGCCGTAACCATCACGCCGGTCTTGCCCGCGCCCACGGCATGAGCCAGCAATGTCGGCTTTTGCAGGATTCTGTTAACTGCAACGCGCTGGTAATCACGCAGGATGTATGGTTTATCGTCAACCACAGAGGATGCCCCTGGGTACACATTCCTGTCATACATCTGCGTGTACTTTCGCGGGACAACTGCGTTAAACTTCTCGTTGTAGATCTTCTCCAGCTCTTGTGCCGACTCCTTGTCGGCTTTGACCCATTCGACGAACTTCTTTCGAATCGTATCGAGCATGGCGCGTGCAGCAAGAGTGCCTTCCGCATCTTTGACCCTGGACTTCCCGTCAGGTCCAGTTGTATAGACGGTCGGTTGTTTGCCGTTAAGCGCAGCCGTGATCAACTTCTCTGCCGTCAAAGTCCCGGAGGCATATTCAGTATTATTTGCGGTAGAGCCCTTGCCGTCCGCAGCGTCAATGCTCCATAGGTTCTGTACGCCTTCCCGCCCGGACGGCGTCAAGGTGATCGTCGAACGTCGTGATTTGAAAAGATCACGCACCCATCTGGTATAGATGGAGCTTGGCACCCACTGAGAGCCCAGCCGCAAGCTAATCTCCTGGATCTCCTTATCAACGGGCTGCAAAGGTTTCAACGCGTCGACGTTTCTATCGTAATCGGGGTTCTCCTTTGCGGACTCTGTCGCCTCGGCAAGCTTTTTGCGCACATTACCGCTCAGGTATTCGTCGCGAGTTTCAATCTGCCCGGTCTGCGGATTGCGGTAGAAATCGGGAGATCCCAGCAATTCTACCTCAGCCGCATCCGGCGTCATGCCTGTAAGCTCGGTCACGTATTGCATATCGATATTGTTTCGATATGCAATACTGATAGCAGCAGCATCCAGCGCGTTGTCGGCTTTTTTCGGTTCCTGCCAAGGGTGCTGAACCCGTTTGGTGAAGATAGGGCCTTTAGAATATTCCTTTACAAAGACAATTCTGCCCTTCTTCTTCACTGTCTTTGGTGTGACTTCTTCGACCGAGAGCACTAGCGGGTATTCAGGGTCTGTGCTTAGAAAACTATGCCTACGGTTGTTTCCGAATTCGCCATGTTTCTTGACGTGTTTGTCGTAAGCGTCATTCAACTTCTTGCGCTGCGCCTCAATCTGCTTGTCAGTCGCTTCAGAGGATTTTTCCAGCGAGATCAGAGCTTTGACGTTCTCACGCACCGGCACATACGTCTTAGCCCGCTCCACTTGCAACTTGTTGTCTCCCCAGGCAACAGGCTGCAACCTGCCCGCGCGGATCTCGTAGACCTTCCCGCCTTTAACCTGGATGGAATATTCCTTGCCTTTTGCCAATGCGCCTACTTCTGCGTCGGAGTCGCGGATCACGGCAGTTTTGCTTTTGCCCAACACGTCTTTCGGGAACTGAGTAATTGCCTTGTCCAGGGACTGTTTAACGTCTGTACCTGGGACTACTTCAAGGTTAGGCGTGTCTGCGCGGTACATCGAGCCCGTGAGTGCCAACCGCCCGAGAAGCATCTCAGGGTTTGCCGCGTAATATTCGTTGATAGAGACATCGCCCTTTTTGTCATATGTCGGGATGGCCTTTGTTTCTACCCAAGGCTGGGCTGCTGTTGTCGGTGCTCCGTCACGCTTACGCAAGACGATCATATCCGTCACAACCTCGGTGCCTGCACTCTTCTTGAATGTGGTGTCCGGCAAACGAACAGCGCCGACGAGTTCAGCGCGTTCAGCGAGATAGCGACGTTGTTTGATGTTGCTGTCCATAGTCCCTGTACTGGTAATAGCGACAACCAAACCTCCAGGCTTCACGGCATCGAGCGCGCGAGCGAAGAAATAGTTGTGCAGAGACATCGTAGGATACGCCTTGTCGTATGGCCCCTTCTCATGGAAGGGGAAGTTGCCGATCACCATATCCAAGGAGTTGTCCGGGATGTCGGTATCCTCAAGCCCCTTCACGTGGACCTCGGCCTGCGGATACAGTTTCTCCAGCATACCGCCGGTAACCTTGTCCATCTCGACAGCGACCATGTCCGTCTTCTTCGCCACGTTATCGGGGGTGAGCCCCATAAAGTGACCGACACCAGCGCCGAATTCACCCACACGTCCACCTTTGAAGCCCAGATGCTCGGCAAGATCCCATGCCCCTTCAATAATACTGCGCTCGGTATAGTGTGCGTTCAGTACAGATCGTGCCGCCGCGTCAATTTCTACTTGCGTCAGCAGGTCGGCAAGCTGCTCGTAGTATTTACCCCACTTCTTCGACCATTTTTCATCATAGCCAAAAGGCTTATACCCACGCTTTGCCTTGATAAGGTGAGCTTGGGCTTTCTCTTTGTCGAAAAGCCCCGCAAGTCCTCCCCAGCCGACGTATTTAGCCAACGTCTTCTTTTCTTTCGGGGATGGCAGGCGATCGGCCTTTTGCAGCTTCTTCAATAGAGCGATAGCGCTTAGGTTCGCTTTCGTCTTGGAGACATCGCCGCCGACGATAAGTACATCTTCAGGGGCAATGCGGTGGTTCTTTTCGGCAGGAGTTAGTCTTGCAGGCTTCTCTTGAACCGGCTCAATTTCGCCTTCAACCTTGGCGACAACGGCGGTTGGCTCATCTCTGTCTCGGGGTACACGATCTCTCTCAGTACGAGCTCGCTTGCCTCTTGTTTCGACATCCCGCCCTGTATCAGCTGGTACTCCTGGCCCCACGCCTGTTGCGTCTTTTTGTCCAGGTAGTTTTCTAGCGGCTTTGTCCCGTCCTTCTTCAGGAGTCGGGCCAGCCTTAGCGGCTGCTCTTCTTCCAGCCACTCCAGGTGCTTCCACCACATCGGGCTTTCGTTCATCTCTAACGTCGACATCAACAGGTTCCTCTTCCTTACTTATAATAGACTCTTTCCCGACGCCCTTGTCAACGATTTTGAGGATAGCCTTCGCCTCTTTCCTGGTCACGTCCTGCATGTCATCGCCGAATTCTGACTGCTCGGCTGCACCCTGCCACCAGGAGACGAGGTAGGGCTTTGCTTTATCGCCGAACACATCAATCATGTTCTTGGCGTATTCAGCAAAATTGCGGATGCCTGCTTCTGCGTAGATCACAGTCAGCTCGATACCATCGCTCATCAACGTAGGGTCGATCCCTACGCCAAGGTGGCCAAACTTCTTTTGCATCTTCTTCTTCAGCTCTTCCGCCCGAGCCTGCTTCTCTTCAGAGAGATTAGAAAGGAAACCGGCCTCCCGTTTCGCTTTAACCTCTTTCGCCTTTTTCTTGATCTGTTCAGCTTTTGAAGGCTCCGCGGGTTTTTTTATAAGTGGCTTCGCAATCGGCTTCGGTACTGGTTCCGGCGTCGGTGCAACTTCGGCCTCTTCCGCCTTTAGCTCTCTAACTCGCTTGGGCTCCGCAGTCTCCAGCTTCTCTGCCAAGGCATCACGTGCCCACTTATTAAACTTATATGCCTCAAGCACTTTAACAGGAACGTCCCGCCCCTCTTTAAGGGCTTGTTTCACCTGTTTAGGATGTGCGCTCTTTTTGATAGCTATTTCATTTACATCGGTTACGTCCTCGACATATTCAGACGGTGTCAACATCCACGGTTCTTCCGCCTTTGAAGGCTTCACTTCCCCTAGCTCTTGCTCTGTCGCCGCAATCTCTTCCTCAGTAATATCCACTTGCTCAGCAGGCGCGGCCATTTCCTCTACTGGCGCAGGTTCAGGCTCCACCAGAGCCGCCGCTTCCGGGACGGCCTGGGCTGCGCGGGCTAACTCAAACTCTTCCATACGTTGCGATTCTTCCGGCGTTGCCGTGATTTCACGTTCCGCGCGCAACTCCTCGAATGGCTGTTGCAACCCTTGTTGAGCACGTTCGTAATCAGACCGCAATTGCCGCCCTGGTTCGCCGGAGATATCCTCTTCAGCAAGTAATGCAGCTTGCTGAACATCGTTCCCGGCGGCGCGCATATACTCAACCCAAGCTTGCGGCCCGACTTCGTCGCGCAAAGCAGCGACTTCCATTTCATCAAAAGAGACCTCAGGCGCAACCGCTTGCGGGGGAATGGGGGGTGCTTCTGGGGGGATTGGCTGTTGTGCGGCTGGTTGTTCTGCTCCTAACCCAAACAGGATATCATCCACATCGCTTTCGGGCGGTACGAACTCCAGGCCTTCCGCTTCAGCCGTCGATTCCGGCGATGCCGGGGCTGGATCGACCGTTTGCCCGGTGGCCATATCGACAGGTTCTTGCGGCGTTTCTGCACCCTCATCCAGCCCGTGCTGTTGTTCCGTTTCCGTGGTTGAATCAGAGAACGGTTGTAGCGTACCCTCATCGATCATATCGACCGGCGCTTTTTGTGAGCGCTCAGCCGTTTTAGCTGCGAGCCGTCGTAGCCCGCGCCCGGTTGCGGACGCCCCGCCGAACATTCCACCGGCAAGACCGCCGGATGCTGAGGCCTCGGCCCAGTTCATGAATTGTTCTTTCGTAGCGATGCGGAATTCCGGGTCATTGATCTCTTGGTTGAGCGAGCCTAGGAACTCCTGGAACCCTTCTTGCCCGGCTTCAGTTCCGACAGAATCCCATAGCGCCCCAGCGGCGCGACGAGTAAGCCCGCGCTTGCCCAGGTCGGCGACCTTAGAGCGAACTGCTCCGGAGAAAATCTTATTCAGCTTCGGCGTCACACCAAACGCACTCTCTGAAAGGCCCGAGACGAGGCCCAGCGCCAACGAGGAGACCGGCGCATCGATTCCCCGTTCTTTGAGCTCACCGTACATCCCGCCGCCTTCCATGGCTGTACCGGCAATCGTTGTACCCAGGAACGCCCCACCGCGTTTTGCGAGGTGATTGTGCAGTTGCCGTTTAGCGAGTTCACGCGCCGTTTTGTGACTGACGCCCTTCTTGAGGTGTTGCGCCGCCATCTTCGCGAGTGCCTGCTTAATCGCGCCGCGCGAGAAGAAACCACCGATAGCCCCGGCGGGGATCGCGACCACATCATCCGGACCAATGCCGGGGACGGCCTGCGACCCGATAGCCGCACCAGCTGCGGACGTCAGCGCCATCTCAGTTAGCGACGGCAGGAACTCACCGATCGTACCAGCGGCCCACGTTCCCAGGTTCTCGACAGAGCCGAAGGCCCCTTGCTTGGGATCGGCGGAAAAGAACTTTTGCACAGTCCGCGGGTTTTCCGCAGCTTCGCGCATTTGCTCCTGATAGCCTTCAAACGACCGTTGCGCCCCGAGCTCATCGCCGGTGAGCTTACGCATCGCGCCCAGGAACCCGTGACCTGTGGCTTGTAGATTATCAATACCGGAAAGAAGCCCGCGCGTGAACTCTGAGCGCCCGGCAAGGTTTTTCGCCGCGATCTGCTCGGTTTCGATTGCCTGTTGCTCTTCTTCTTGGGCAAATTCATCTGCAAGCCACTGAGTACGATCACTCATTATATTATCTCCGCGTCCGTCGCGTAGGAGCTTTTCGTTCTACCGCCGTCCTCGTTCCTTTCACATCCGCGATTACGGCAAGGACTTCATCAAGGTCGAGGTTAAGGTACTTGTATGTACGGGCGATTTCATCATTCG